TCTTTAGAACTTTCATTTGATATTATGGAAGATTTTACAAGAGACATTTATGAAATATTTGGCGACAGAGTTATTATGGTTAAAACACATTTTAGTGACCTTGCAATATCAGATGGTTGTAGGGTAGTAAAGATGAATGTAGGACCTGATGACTTGTTATTTTACAAACAAACTAAAATAGCACATGATCCTACAGATCATAATTATGCCTCAAGACTGTGCAAAATTATTATGAATAAGTTTAGACATCATTATAAAGCACCAGTGCCAATTGTAGAATTAAATGATAGAGTTTTTCTTGATGCTAGTCATAAGTGGGGACTAAGCCAATTCCATATTGATGCATTTTCAAGAGGAAAGATTGCAAGAAAGATACATGAAATTATAATGGCAAGAAAAAAGGAGCAAGTAATTGCAGAAGCGTCCTCTTAAAACAGAACAAGTACAAGATCAAGTTATACATCCATTTGGTCCAAGCATACTAGTAACGTCAGTTAACGACAAAGTTTTAAAATTGTTAAAGCAATCAGCAGAGGCATCTAGGTTGCTAGGCGAAGAAAAGAATGTACACAAAAGACTAGTAGCAACAATGGAGCATGAATACGAATTAAGTTTTGATGAGTGGGATGGTCAATATATAATGGACTATCTTGTAAGTAAAATGAAAGAGTATTATAGAAAAACTTCAATTAATGAATCTGCAAAACTACTTTCAGCACAGCTAGGTCCGCTGTGGGTAAACTACACGTATGCAAACGATTTTAATCCTATGCACATACACACTGCTGAATTAAGTTATATAATTTATGTAGATATTCCAGACAATATTAGAAACGAGTATGAAACAGAACATAGTCAAGTACGTGGCGTAATTGAGTTTATGAATAATAACTCACAAATTAAAATGGTTCCTAAAACAGGCGATATGTTTATTTTTCCTTCTGATGTATTTCATACAGTGTATCCTTTTACTGAAGATGGTTGTAGAATATCAGTAGCAGGTAACGTATACAATTTGGATGTAAACTATGGATAAGCTGATTGGAGTACCTCCAATAACAATAACACGGTTAGAAGGCGACACTTATATTAATTGCACTAACCAAATTGATCAAGGAGTCAAAGGATCTCTTGCAGTTTATAAAGATGACAGTCAAGCAATTACACATACTGGTGTAGAACTTACATGGGACGAAGCAGCCTTAAAATTAACAACAGAAAATATAAAAGTTAATAATAAAATAGAAGCAATAGACGGGTTGTTTTCAGGCAGTGTAACAACAGGCAATGTTGAATCGCTACATCTGCATGTTGAAGAAATGATAACTACATCAATTATTGAATCAGACATACTAAAAAATAGTGATTATTTAAGCAGCAACAAAGTGGCAGTAAACAAATGGTTGTCATTTACAGACAGTAATGATGATTATCGTTTTAATATTCATGTAGGCACTAACGAAGATTTTCCTGAAGAAGTATTGTGCTTTACTGCCAACAATGAAATGATGTTAGGCTTCGATAGTAAAAAGACCTATCTTCCAACTACGCTAAATATAGAACACAGGACGATAAACGATCCAATTGGTTACAAACAAGATTTAAAAGGAGATGTCTGTATAGACGACAACTACTTTTATCATTGCGTTGCTAACTATAACGGTGAAGATAAAATTTGGAAAAGAATATCATTTGAAGGGTGGTAACATATGTACTATCAAAAACTAGGCGAACTCCCTAGAATCCCATTAGCTTTAAAATTTAAAATTGTTAAACATGCTGTTAAAAAGTTTAACAAAGAAAGCATGACCCACCAGTTCGGCGATTACGGACAAATACAAGATAAACTTGAAAAATACGGTGTAACACTAAAACCGGATGAAAAGGCATATCATGATACAACTGGCAGCGTTGGATTTTATGAAATGTCTAAAAGATACGAAGACAAGTTAAAAGAATACTATAAGTCAGTTCCAACTCTTTCTCACCGACAGTTTGCAATGCAGGTAGTATCAGGTGGGAAACATACCGCTCCTCATATTGATCCACCAGCGTTCCGTAAAGAAGGATTATTATACATACTAAAAACTGGCGGTCCAGCTGTAAAAACAACATGGTATAAACTTAAAGAACAACACCAAGAAATAGGTGTAAACGATAGTGTAGGTATCCCAATGCAAATGATTGAAGAAGCAGAGTCTCATATATTAGAAGAAGACTGCTGGCATTATTTTAATTTTAGTGAAATACATGGGGTAACAAATCAGCCTGATGTTAGGTTTGCTCTTTGGGCTTATTAGTATGTCTAAAACACATGGTTTAATTTTTTCATCTAGGGTAAACCCTATTCAACGTAGTAGTGGCGCCCATCGTATTGCAACTTATCTTAGACAACACGATTGTGATATTGAGGTTGTAGATTTTACACCACACTTGCCCTTAGATAAACTACATCAATTTATAAGACAAAGTATAACCAAGGACACATTATTTTTTGGGTTTAGTCCTTTCTTTAGTTATTGGCCAGAAGAGATGAAACGCCTAACTGCTTGGTTAAAGAAACGTTGGCCTCATATTACAACAGTGCTAGGTGGACAGAATAGTGTACACATTGATGATCCAAATATTGATATATTTGTAGACAGTTATGGCGAAGTAGCAATGCTAGACGTAGTTAGAAATCTTGCTGGATTTTCTAGTTCTCCTATTGGATATGACGTAGCACACTTTGGCAAGAAGCAAGTAATTAAAGCACTTAATAGATACCCTGCATACAATCTCAAAGATTATAGTATTATAATGGAAGATAGAGATTATGTAAAAGACTACGAATGGTTAACTATTGAATTCTCTAGAGGTTGTAAATTTAAATGTGACTTTTGTAATTTTCCTATACTTGGAGTTAAAGAGGATACATCAAGAACTGCTGAAAGTTTTGATAATGAAATGAAACATAACTTTGACAAGTTCGGAGTTACTAGATACTATGTTGCAGATGAAACATTCAATGACCGATTAGGTAAAATATCAAAATTTGCAGACGTAGTTGAAAAACTTCCTTTTGAAACATTTTACAGTGGATTTATTAGAGCTGATCTAATGGCAACAAAACCAGAAATGATAACTGAGCTTGCACGTATGAAGTTTGGTGGTCAGTATTACGGCATTGAAACATTTAATCAAGCCAGTGGTAGAACAATCGGCAAAGGTATGGATCCTGCTAGGGTACAACAAACAATATTAGATGCTAAACGTATTACAAGCCAATCTGGACTATATAGAGGTACAATAAGTTTAATTGTAGGTCTTCCGCATGATAACAAAAAGAATTGGAAGCGAACTAGAAATTGGTTATTAGAGAATTGGAATGAAGAAGGCTTGGTTGTGTTTCCGTTAGATGTACAAGACCTAAGTAACGGCGAAGAAGAATATACAAACGTAAGTGCATTTAGTAAAAATTTAACTAAGTACGGACTTAGAGAAATGCCTGAAGAAAAAAGACCATATTGGGTAGATGGAATGATAAATCACGAGATGTCATTTTCAGCAGGCAACTATAGTAAAAAGCAGTTTATTTGGGAACACGATTCGATGAACTGGTTTGAAGCACAAAAGATATCTGATAAAATTATTGCAGAATTATATCACAAAACAGCACTAGACAACTGGCAGATGGGAAATGCAGAAATGATAGCACATTCAAAACTTTCTAATCAAGAGCTAGAAGAACAAAAGATGCAGTCAAAAGCACAGTCGGGAGGCAAAGTTAATCTAGTTGCAGGCCCATTCCTTCATGAATATATTGATAAAAAAATCAACAAATTTTAAATCTGTAATCAAATCAATAACTTAGCATCACACATAATGGTTGACATTCTGTGCGTATATGCTATAATAGTTATATTAATTAGGCAAATACACAGAGGCACACAATGGCAGATATATTCGTTATTAGTGATACACACTTTAACCACGAAGCAATCCTTACCTTTAAGGATTACGCTGGCAAGCCGCCTAGAACGTTTGACTCTGTAGAGCAAATGAACGAGTGCATGTTAGACAACTGGAACGATACAGTTGGTCCAAACGATACTGTTATCCACTGCGGTGATGTTCTTTTTGGTATGGACAAGGTTGAGTGGTTAGAAGCAAACTTTGCTAAGTTGCCTGGTAAGAAAAGACTTGTTCTTGGAAACCACGACAATGTAAAGCACCTTGCACCGTTCTTTAAAGATATACAACTTTGGATCGATAGTGTTCCTGGTATAATCTTTACACATACTCCGTTGCATACAAGTACACTTGCTGAAAAGCATAGATGGAATGGACAAATGTTGAACGCACACGGACACATCCACAGTAATCCTTCACCAGAAGGTCCTTACAAGTGTGTTTGTGTTGAACAAATTAACTTTACGCCAATCAGCGTTGAGGAATTAGTATGAGCAAGTACACAGCAAAGTACTTGAAGCCCACCTCCTTTAAGTCTAAGGACCATTGGATGGTGGGCTTCGTTTGGCCTGTAGAAGGTAGCAAGGGCAACGAGTACAGTGTAGAATTACACGACAAAGGGTTTGATTGTGATTGTCCAGGATTTACATTTAGAGGATCCTGTAAGCACTCAAAAGCAATTTTAAATAAAGTAGAAGGGGCGATGGAATGGTAAGAACACAACCACAAGATATAATTGAGCAACTAGAAGCGGATAACAGCCGTCTAGCTAAAGAAGCAGTGTTACAACAAGCATACGACGAAGGACTTCCAGAGTTCTTTGAAGGTATGCGTATGGCATTAGATCCGCTTGTTACATTTGGTGTAAAGCAAGTGCCAGAACGTTCAGATGTACTTACAGGGCAAGGATTGTCATGGGACAACTTTGTTGAGCTTGCTACTAAATTACAAAATCGTGAACTTACTGGACATGCGGCTCGTGATGCAATTGAGTTAGCTATGAGTGTTGCCACTACTGAACAGTGGAATGGTTTTTACCGACGCATTCTTATTAAAGACTTGCGTTGTGGCGTAAGTGAAAAGACTGTTAACAAAGTAGCACCTGGCACTGTACCTGTATTTACTTGTTCACTTGCACATGACAGTGCTAAACATGAAAAGAAAATGGTTGGTAAGAAGCAGATTGAAATCAAACTTGACGGTGTGCGAGTAATTACAATCATACGTGGCGACAAGGTAGAAATGTTTAGTCGCAACGGCAAACAGTTTCATAACTTTGGACACATTATTGAAGAGATTGAAACAGTAATTAAAGATCATCCTGTACCTTATCCGCTCGTATTAGACGGTGAAGTAATGAGTGCTAACTTCCAAGACCTTATGAAGCAAGTACATCGCAAAGACGGTAAGCAAACAACTGATGCTGTACTGCATTTGTTTGATACTATTCCACTAGGTTGCTTCCAAAAAGGAGAGTGGGACAAGCCGCAGAGCTTTAGAAGTGCAATTACAAAGGCATGGGTAGAACAGCACACAAGCGTCTTACAGCACGTACAAGCGTTGGATTGGGAAGATGTAGACTTAGACACCCAAGAAGGCCAAGAACGCTTTGTAGCGTTGAATAAAGCGGCTGTAGACGGTGGTTACGAAGGTGTAATGATCAAGGACATTGATGCGCCATATGAGTGTAAGCGTACACATGCTTGGCTCAAAGCAAAACCATTTATTGAAGTAACATTGGAGGTAACTGACATTGAAGAAGGTACTGGTCGCAACGAAGGGCGCCTTGGAGCGTTTGTCTGCGAAGGAGTCGACGATGACAGACATATTGCTGTTAATGTCGGTAGCGGTTTCACTGATGCTAATCGTGATGATTTTTGGGATCACCGCGACAGTGTTAGGGGAAATCTTGTAGAAGTAAGAGCTGATGCTATTACACAAAATCAAGACGGAACATACAGTTTACGTTTTCCACGTTTTAAAACTTTTAGAGGCTTTGTGCCCGGAGAAAAATTATGAAGAAGATAGGTTTTTGGATTTATGATTTGTACAATTTCTTTTTTAATCTTAAATTAAATCCATTACGTCATATACCTAATGCATTCACACAGTTTATTTTAATGTTTTATCTAAGTGTGATGTGGACAGTTGTATTTACAATTTGGGCTGGCTATACAATTTACTTTGGTATAGGTAGTGTAGGTGGGCATTTGCTTGTAATTGGTGCATTTTTTATTACTGCACTTACATTTGAAGATGCAGAAAAGAATGGACACTTGTGGGTTAAAAGACAAAATGCTCCTAACCGTAAAAACAACAAGTGTGTTTGGGACTTAGAGAAAGAAGGCTAAAAATAGTTGACTTTTATTTAAGATGACTATATACTAGCATAAATTGTTAGGAGAATCCAAATGGCAATGCCAAAAACTAAAAAGAAAGCACCAAGAGCAGCACCTAGACTAAAGCGCGGCGGCAAACTTGCCGAACCTAAGTGGGATGATCTAGAAAAGATGACTGGTGCTAAAATACATGCATATCGCAGATTTGTACACAGTTGGTATTATGAAAATTTTAAGCCAGCAGAATTGTACGCTTTTGTAGCTGAATGGATGACCAAAGAAGAATACTCTAAAGAAGATGTTAAGGCTGTTAAGGCAGCACCTAATTCTGCATTAAGTATTACAGCCGCTATTGTAGCACGTATGGATATGATGGGTGCTCCTAGACTAACAAAACCAGAAGCAGATCATTGGTTATCCCTTCCGGGTACAATGGGTGAATTGAAGTGTAGCATAGACTTCCTTAAAGAATCAATTGAAAAGTATATTGAAGCTGGCAAAGATAAAGTTGCAGAAAAAGAGGAAGAAGAAAAAGAAAAGGTAAATGTATACGTACCAAGTATACAAGAACGCATACGTGATCAAGCTGTTGAACAGTCTGAAGATATTGACATATGGTTAGAAGGATGGATAGAAGATCCTAATAGTTTTGATCCTAAAGGTTTTGACTTTAAGAGACACTTTGGTTCAAAAGGTGTTACACAAGCACATGCACGTAAACTAAAGTCGTTCTATGAAGATACACTAGCAGATTATGATGACCTTGATCGTATGCCTACTAAAGGACAGTTGGCCAAGATGTCTGAGCATGACGCTGACATGTGGGAACAACTAAAAGAAGGTTATGCACATGTTAAGAAAGCTGATATTAAAAAACTACGCACAGCTATTAGCGAACTAATGGTTGCCCTAGACTTTATAATTGATCAAGCTAAAGCAACACGTAAGCCACGCAAAGCTAAGCCGCGTAGTGCTGACAAAGTTATTAGTAAGTTGAAGTTCCTTAAGATAGATGAAAAATATAAACTTGCAAGTATCAATCCAATTGACGTTGTAGGTGCAAACGAACTTTGGGTGTTCAATGTTAAAACACGTAAGCTAGGCAGGTACATTGCGAGCAGTATTGATCCTAAAGGACTAGGACGAGAAGGAACAGGTCTAAGCGTTAAAGGCACAACTATCATTGGCTTTGATGAAAAACTTAGTGTACAAAAAACTCTGCGTAAACCAGATGAACAATTAAAAGAATTTAAAGGTGCAGGCAAAGTTGCATTACGTAAGTTTTTAGAAGACATCAACACTACAGACACAAAACTTAATGGCAGATGTAATCTAGATACAGTACTTCTAAAGGTTTCTTGATAAATACTGTAACGGAGATGAAAAGATATGCCTAATAACAATAATTCTGAATTAGATTCAGCTATTTCAGCACTAGGATCAGCTATTAATAATACTGTCCATGGTGCTTTAAACCCGGAAGATACAACTGTTAAATCGTTAGCCAACCTAAAGTTTGTAGCAAAAGAAGATGGTACACTTACTGGGTTAGGGTTGTCGTGGACTGGAGCAGGTCCTAATAAACAGTTTATGTTTAGGGCAAGTCCAGATCGATTCTGGAGTACAGAAAGTATTGACCTTAACGAAGGCAAATCTTTCATGATCGGTAATAACGTACTACTAAGCAAAACAGAACTTGGTAGTAGTGTTAGAAACAGTAACCTAACAAGAGTTGGTACACTTGGCAATCTGCGTACACAAGGTGATTTAGTCATTGACGACTATATCTACTATACATCTTCAAGCGAGTCACTTGGTATTGGCACAGAAGCTCCGAACGGCAAATTAGGCGTTGCTACATTAGACGGAGAATTTGTCGTCGATACAGCACCTGGAAAAATTTCAGTAGGTGCATGGACTTCTACAGATTTACATATTACAACAGATAACCGTAGTAGAATAGTTGTAAAAGACAACGGTAATGTAATAATAGGTAATGAAAAATCATTAACTGTAGTTAATGGTAAGTTAGGTATTAATGTAAGTAACATTGAAAACGATATCGCACTGTCAGTAAACGGCGGCGTTAAATTTGACGGGAAGAAGATGGCTAATGCAGAACACGCTCCAAAAGACGGCGCTTGTCGACAAGGCGATATGGTTTGGAATAGTAAACCTAACAGTGGAGGATATGTTGGGTGGATTTGTACAGAAAGTGGAACACCAGGCTTATGGAGCCCATTTGGTAAAATCGCCTAATACAACTACGTCTTTCATAGGAGTTACTGCTTGATGAGAGACTTTCATCAAAAATCATTAAAACAAATTAAACTATGGGCATGGGCAGCTTCTGTACTACCCGTTGTAGGTATCGTAGCACTCATTTTAATAAAAATATTTGGCACAGATGATATATACTCTGTTATAGTAATTAGCGGTGGAACAATTATCTTTGCTATTTCAGTAGTTTGGTGGTGGTGGGTTATGTGGACTATAGCACAAGTAACAACTATGTTGAGCAACACATCTACTAGCCTTGACACTGTACAAAAAGACTTATCGACAATTAGATTAGATTTAGAAGATGAACATAATCGGGAACGGAGAGAGCAGAACAAAGATTAATATCGATTCTCTCTCCGGTAAAAAAATTGGTTGTAATGCAATTTATAGAGATTACAACTTAGATCATTTAGTATGTGTAGACAAGCGAATGCTTATAGAAGCATTAGAAGCAGACTATAATCAGCAAAGTAGAATACACACACGATCAGAAATACACGATTCATACACTAACACTAAAAATATAAGAACTTTGCCAAATCTTCCTTATGTTGGTATGGAACGCACTGATCAACCAAAAAACTGGGGAAGCGGTCCGTATGCAGTATTGCTCGGTGCAACACTAGAAGACGAAGTAAATCTAATAGGCTTTGACTTGTATAGTCAAACACATACAGTAAACAATATCTATAAAGGCACTAAAAACTACATTGCGGCGGAAAAGACTGCAATCGATCCTCGATACTGGATATACCAAATTGCTAAAGTATTTGAATACTATCCTAAAGTAAAATTTACTATCTATCAACCAGAAGGCTGGAATCGACCTAAGTCGTGGAAAAAGCCTAATGTTTTTCTTGACAAACTAGATAGTTTATAGTATACTTACTGTATGATACATAACTTATTTCCTACTCCAGTTGGCATTTATGGTATTAATATACCTAAAAATATCAATGAAGAATATTTTAAATCCTTAGATATTTCAGGACAGCATGGATTAGTATCTGCTGGCGTAAGTAGTCATGATACTGTTAAAGGCGAGCTTTATCTATTAGATCAAGAAGCACTATTGAGTATAAAACAACAGCTATCACTAGCAGTAAATGAATATGCAAAAAATACCGGATTACAAGATTTAAGTATTACCAGCAGTTGGTTTAATATTATGGCGCCTAATGGCAAAGTATTAGAACATCAACACAAAGTTAGTACTATTAGCGGAGCATTATATGTGTCGGCAGAAGCAGAAACATGTCCTTTAGTTTTGAAGAATCCTTTAAACGATTTTAAAATATTAGATATACCTGCTTTAGACACACCATTTACTGCAAAAGAAGCAGTAATAGATACTGTGACTGGTAGATTAATATTATTCCCCAGTTACTTAATGCATCACACTAGAGAAAACAACAGCAGTGATAACAGAATAGTTATTAGTTTTAACACACTGCCTACACAAGTTATATTAAATAATCAACAACAGGAGATATAGATGGCTTATTACAGTACAAAACATTACGGACACAACATTGGATTATCAGCAGTGTTCCGTCAACCTAACGCAGATCATTCACACTGTCATTTGTTACACGGTTACAGTTTAGCATTTACATTTACATTTGGATGTGACGAACTAGATAATAAAAACTGGGCTGTTGACTTTGGCGGACTAAAGCCACTCAAGGCTTGGCTAGAAGATCACTTTGATCATAAAGTAGCAGTTGATAAAAACGATCCACATCTAGATAAGATGCGTGAACTTGAAGCAATGGATCTTGCACACATTCGTGTGTTTGATGGTGTTGGTGCAGAGAAGTTTGCAGAACACGCATTTAACTTTGCAGACGAGCTCATTAGAGAAAAAACAGATAATCGTTGTTATTGCGTACGAGTAGAGTGTGCAGAACACGGAGCAAACTCGGCGATTTACGAAGCATAATGAATTACGTTGTCTGTCTAAAGTACGGCAACAAATACTCGGCGGAATATGTTAATAAACTTTACAATGGTGTAAAGCATAACTTAACTGTTCCGTTTGAATTTGTTTGCATGACTGAAGATTCTACAGGCATCAATCCTGAAGTAGTAATTAAGGATCTACCTATAACAAATGGTGTTACGGGTTGGTGGTATAAACCTTTTGTATTTGATCCTAACATAGATCTTAAAGGAACTATATTGTTTTTAGATCTAGATATGATTATATTTAGAAATATAGATAGACTTTTTTCATATAAGCCAGGACGTTTTTGTATTATACGTGACTTTAATAGATTTGTTGTAAGAAACTTTAAGAAAATGAATTCTAGTATATTTAGACTAGAATCGGGATCAATGCCTCGTATATACAATGATTTTATAAAATCACATAATATAATAACACACAGATATCCGGGTGATCAAGATTGGATTTATGCAAACTTAAAAGATACAAACGACTTCGAATATTGGCCGGACGAATGGATACAAAGTTATAAATGGGAAATGCGCGGCAAACCTGACTTTGATTCAAATCCAAGAGGTCAGAGAGACTTTGCAGTAAACGGAGATCCTATTATTAAAGATAATACAGCTATTGCAGTATTTCATGGAGATCCTAATCCTCACAGATGTAAGGACCAATGGGTGATTGACAATTGGAAATAAAGGTGTTATAATAAACTATGGACTTAAAATTTACAACATGTGGTGACTATATGAACAGTACACAAAAGCGTATTGGTTTTGCTTGCAAATACATGCATCCAGATCAAACGCAGAAGAAAAAGATCTTAGAAGAAATACAACGCCCGCTAAATACTCGTAGCACAACAGTACAGTGGCTTAACAGGCAGACACGTGATGTTGCTGAAGAACGCTTGTGGGACATCATGGTCCATAACATTGCGTCATACAAAAGGTTGATTGAGTATGTGGGATCACTTCCACCTGAACTTCGGATGGTACGATTGGGTTCTGATGTACTTCCTGTTTATACCCAGCCTGATTGGAGTTATTTTTGGCGTAAGCCTGACGTGGTGGCATATGCGGAAAGAGCGTTTGCAGAAGTTGGACAAACGGCAAGAGCCCTCAATGTTCGACTCTCGATGCACCCGGGCCAATTTACAGTCCTTGCTTCAGATAGTGAAGAAATAGTAGAACGTAGTATAGAGGAGTTTGAATATCATGTGGATTGCATCAGGTGGATGGGCTACGGCGTACAATTCCAAGACTTCAAGTGTAACGTACACATCTCAGGCCGCAAAGGTCCAGCCGGTATCAAAGCCGCCCTCAAGCGGTTATCGCCAGAAGCGAGAAACACCATCACAATCGAGAACGACGAGAACAAGTGGGGACTCGACGCAAGTCTTGAACTTGCCGACGAACTCGCCCTCGTACTGGACATACACCACCACTGGTGTCGCGAAGCTGAATATATATTACCAACCGACGATAGATTTGCTCGCGTAATTGACAGCTGGCGTGGTGTGCGTCCTGTGATACATTACAGTTACAGCAGAGACGAATGGTTACCACAAGACTTTACACACGATACTATGCCTGATATGCCAGCACTACTTGAAGCAGGCTACAAGAAAGCAAAACTTCGTGCGCACAGTGACTACTATCCTAACCAACTTGTTAACGATTGGGCATTGAGCTTCTTAGACTATGCAGATATTATGTGCGAGAGCAAGTGCAAGAATCTTGCAAGTATTGCACTATATAAATACTATATGGAGAACAATAATGAGCTATTTGAATCACATGTACGGCAGGAAGCAACCAGCCCAGACCCAATCATCATCTAATAAAAATCCCAACAGAGTAACTGGCGGACTAAAAGCACAAGGTGTTGATAAGTTTGTCATGATGAGCGAAGATGGCAGTCAACAAGAAGTACCAACACTTACATATGTGAATAGTTTGGAAGAACAGTCAAGAAAACAGCGAGCAGCTATCACTGTTTTAGAGCGTAAGCTGACTCGCTGTGAGACTGCAATTGATCAATTAAAGAGTATGATTAAGCCTTCTTAGATAGTTTAATAACTTCTGCTACTAGGTCAGCTTTTTTCTTACGCTTGTCAATATCAACACCGTAATTTTCTTTAGCAAAATCTTCTAAGCCTTGTTTGGTAAGTTTTGATAAACTTGCCTTTGTTGCTTTTACAGTTTTTACTTCGACGTCGATGATCTTTTCAACTGTCTTTTCAACTTTCTTTGCCGGTTGAGCAACATTCTGTTCAATTACTTTTGTAATTTTTTCAGTACCTGTAGCTCGAGTGTTTCCAGCAAATAAGTTTGTTAACCATTTAAACATATTTTTTCCTCCTTAAGGAACATATATTTACATAAATATTAGTCAGGAGGATACAAAAATGGTTAAATCTTGGATAAAGAAAAGACTAGAAGAAAGAACAACAATGGACGGTGCAGTATTAATTGGTGCTGGAATTGTGTTTCTTATCTTTAAACCACTAGCAAGCATTGTTGCATACGGTGCTATTGCTTACGGAGCATGGACAATTTGGAAAGCAGAATAATCAAGATGCAACAAATTGTAACAATCACGTAAAATAGGTTGCGTTACTGCTGTAATGTGTTTAAATATTAATAATTCCAGGAGAATTATATATGAAATACATTACAGCAGCATTAGCGGCTTTATTCCCGCTTGTACTATCAGCACAAACATATACCAACGAAGTAGCAGCTATCATTAACGATAACTGTGTAGTATGTCATCGTGCGGGTGGTATTGGGCCAATGAGCTTTGAAACATACGAGCAAGTAAGACCTTGGGCTCCATTAATACAGATGCGTGTAGCAAACAGAGAAATGCCTCCGTATGCATACGATCACGGTATTGGCATTCAAGACCTACAAGGTGACTGGCGGTTATCGCAAGATGAAATAGACACAGTTGTTGAGTGGGTAAACGCAGGAGCACAATATGGTAGTCAAGATATAGTAGTACAACCAGCTAACCTTCCTGATCCAGAAGCATGGAACTTTGAAGGCGACTTTGGACAACCTAATTTAATCATTCCAAGTGTAGCAATAGATATCCCTGCAAATGGTAATGACTTGTGGCACAAACATTTGGTTCCTACAGGTCTAACTGAAGACCGTTGTATTAAAGCGGTACAAGTTAAGCCGCGTGGCGAAGCAAAAGCAGTAGTCCACCATGCAAACTCAAATATTGTTATAGACGGAGGACGTCAAGCAATGCTCACGGAGTATGCTATGGGAAAGTGGGGAGAGATTGTTCCAGAAGGAGTATGTCGTACACTACCAGCAAACTCGCAAGTACGTTGGGACATACACATGTTTCCAGGTGGACTTGGAGCAATGGCACCAGGATCAGTTATAAAAGACAACGTGGTAGAGATTGGTCTTTGGTTATACACCGAAGAGGAAAGCGAACAACTGAAATACAAACAAGATTTAAGTTTATATCGCTTAGGGGATCAGGACGATATAGTTATCCCACCACATGGTTATTACATGACACAAGGCTTCCACAGTTTTGATCACCCAGTTAGACTAGATAGTTTTCAACCACATGGACACTTGCGTATGAACGCAGCAAGTTTAGAAATATTCTATCCAGAGACAGGACGCACAGAACAGATTAGCCAAGTAAGTAATTGGAGTGCAACATGGCATCACAGTCATTTGTATGACCCGGACGTTGCACCACTCTTACCAGCTGGAGCAGTTATTGTTCTAAAGCAATGGTATGACAATACAGAAAATAACCCAAACAATCCAGACCCTGATATGTGGGTAATGGGAGGTTCACGTACAGGAGATGAAATGACTCATGCGTGGCTTGCTATCACACACTTAGACGATGAAGGATACAACAAACTAAAGGAAGAAAGGAATGAAAAAATTAATATTGCTAGTAAGTAGTTTATTAACATCTGTTGCGTATGCACACGACGATGTTGCTATAGACTATGCAGAAAATGTAGCACCTATCTTTGTAGAGCAATGTCAGGCTTGCCACAGAGAAAACGGTATAGCACCGTGGGCAATGACTGACTATAGAATGTTACAAGCATTTGCGCCTGCAATTAAAGAAGCTATTGAAACAAAACGTATGCCTCCAGGACAAATTAATCCTAAGTATGCTGAGGACATAATCAATCATAGAACGCTGAGTCACATAGAAATGGAGACTATTGTAGCGTGGATTGATGCAGGCGCACCTGTTGACGGCGATGTTGATCCGCTCACTCTTACAGAATATTCTACAAGTGAATGGGTGAATGGCAAACCTGATATGATAATAGAAGTACCAGCACAGGAAATACCTGCTGTGGGCACACTTGGTCCAAATGCTATTCCGTATCGTTATACTAGTGTTGACCTAGGACTTACAGAGGACCGTTGGTTACGTGGTTCAGAATTTTTACCCAGTGAACCTACTGTTATGCATCATATGCTAAACACAGTTAGTATACCCGGTGAACGCAATATGAACTTGCTAGGTACAAGTGGAGAAGGACAAGGCAATATGGACTATGCACAAATCAGTGCTTATGTTCCAGGCGGCACACCAGACTACTACGATGCTAACACTGGTGGACTGTTACGTGCAGGTTCAATTGTAAATTTACAGTTGCACTATACACCAGATGGAACTGCTAGAACGGACAAAGCTCGTATTGGTTTATACTTCCATGACGAAGGTGTAGTACCAGAAGAAAGAATGGCAGGCGATTGTGCTTGTATATTCCCAAATACTTGGACGAATATTCCGCCATACGATCCTAACTTTGTACAAGAAGCAGAAATTGTTGTCAAACAAGATATCATGTTACACACGTTCTTACCACACATGCACTTCCGTGGCAAGAGCATGAAAGCAACAGCGTACTACGAGGATGGTACCTGGGAAGAACTAATTGACATACCCAAGTATGATTATGCTTGGCAATTAAGTTATACTTGGCGTGAACCTAAGTATATACCTAAAGGAACTATACTTCATGTGGAAGGAGCATTTGATAATTCAGCAGACAATCCTATGAATCCTGATCCTAGTAGAAGTGTGCCTTGGGGACAGATGTCAGAAGATGAAATGTTCTTTGGAGCATTTACTTGGAAGAATGTAGACTAGTTATAGTTTACCAATAGGCGTAGAACTAGAAGCACTCATATTCCAAACTTGTTTCTTTTCTACGCCTTTCTTTTGAGCAAATACTTTAGCATCACAGTTGCTACACACATGAAAATAGTTGTTGCTTAGACGCTTAGGATCCATGCTGCCCCTTACACGTTCAAACTCTGCATCACAGTTGTCACATCTAAACACACATACAGTATATTCGCGTGTATAGGTGTGTTCCTTGCCTGTTTTACTTTTGCGAACGTGCCGGCTTTGCTTTTTAAATTCTCTTATGAACATAACTATATTTACATTAAGATTATAAAACAATACGATAAATATTGATGTGAAAGGGAAATCTATGGCAATATGTACACTAACAGACTCAGCAAAACAACAAATAGACACTTTATGTAACGAACACGGGTGCTATGCAATCACTTTAAATGTAAAAGGCGGCGGTTGTGCAGGCTTTGAGTATGAATGGGGTACACTGAACAGCCCAGATGAACTTAATGAGGGCGACGAAGTCCTAAAAACAGACAACAACTGTACCTTTGTAATCGGTGTGCATAGCACTATGTTTTTAGTTGGTACAGAAATTAATTATAAAAAAGACATAATTGGATCTATGTTTGAAGTTAATAACCCTAACGCACAATCAGCATGTGGTTGTGGCGTTAGTATAAACTTTGACAAGATGTTTGATGAAACACAAATATTGGAGCTAAAATAAAATGGCAAGACAAGATGTAGATATCGGTATTGAAGGTAATGACGGCACCGGCGATAGTATTAGAGAGTCGTTCCGTAAAGTAAATGAAAACTTTCAAGAACTATATGCTGTATTTGGTATTGGAGGTCAAATTTCATTTACTGATCTTAATGATACTCCTAACACATATGAAGGTAATGAAAATAAAGTTCCGTTAGTTAAGTCAGACGGCAGTGGCACTGAATTTATACAACTTGCTTCAGATAACGCACTCGACGGTTCCGCTGACACAATTGGTTTTGATTTTTCAGTTGACGGTAAAGTAATTATTAAACAACTAGTATCAAAAGTAGTTAATGATCCATTACCAACATTATTTGCTCCATTAAATGCTGCTTCACAACCAATTGCTAATATACCAGTAGACCAAGCTGCAATTGAACTTTTTAATAACGTTCACGGTACAGACCTTGACATTGGCGCACTTGTAATTAATAAGGCATATGCAGACAGAAGTTATCAAGCTAAAAGCGTAGCAGGTGGCGGTATACGTGTAGGTGACGAACCAACAACAGTTAGTCAGTACACATTAACATCGTCAGGTATTCTGCAAGGTAACTTAACTATTGCTAGTCACGGATTAACTGAAGCATTTACAGGTGCTAAATTTACATTTAATTCAACTGGTACTGATCCATTTGGTGTAGTAACCGGATCTGATTATTTTATTAGAGTTGTAAATTCAGACACTATTAGTTTGTATCCTACTGAAGACGATGCTATTAACAGCACAGGAAGAATATTATTAAGTGGCGGTACTGGTACGTTTAGTATTACTGATACAGCATACGATCCTTCATTAGAGGGTAACTGGTTAAGTAACGAATCATTACCACGTAAGTCAGTTGTACGCCGACAAGGTGATACAATGGAAGGCGCACTTAATTTATTCGATCATCCAGGTGAAGTAGCAGGTAAAGGTACACCAAACGGACCAGATGATTTACAGGCAGCTACAAAACTTTATGTAGATAATGTTGCCGCAGTAAGTGAAGTTAATTTATACGTTAGTACAACAGGTAGTGATCAACAAGAATTTACACCAGACGGTAAAGAAGGTCGTTCGCCGGGATATGCATTTAGAACAATTAATGCAGCAGCTCAGAAAGCAGAAGAATTAATTATTGCAGCAGTTCCTGAGCCAGGTCCTTATCAACAAACAATGACATTCGGCAGTGGTTCCGGCACATCAAAAATTGTAACAGCAGGTATTAATTCACAAATTGCAGGCAGACAAGCTGCTAGAGAACTTATTGTTGCAAACAAAGAATTTGTTGCAAAAGAAGTAACAGCATATGTAGACACAACGTTTCCTGATTTTGCAGGAACATATGATTTAGAAATTTGTCAACGTGATGTAGAATATATTTTAGATAGTGTTAGCTTAGATGCATTGTTAGGAAACAACGCAAACTATCTATCACGTTGGGCAGGTATACGTTATTATTCAAATGTTAGTGCGCAAAAAGCAATTGGCGTACAACGTGTAGAAACATTAGCAGGACTTGAATATGCCAAAACTCTCGTAACGCAATATATTTTAACAAATACAGCGCCACCAACATTATATCAATCTCGTGTTCCACAATTTATTGACGCTACTATAATTCCAGACTCAGCAGCAGATGAAACTATTGGTGCAAAAATGGATATTATCACAGGCATCATTAATAACGGAGTGTTCCAAGCGCCACAAGTTGTTGACGGATCAACAACTTATAAAATTAATGCAGGTAATGGCAACTTAGGATTTATTGATCAAGCTAATCCTGAAAATACAGATATTATTCCAGGTAAAGTTGTACGTGGTAAAAGTTCAGGTGCTAAAGCTAGAATTATTGATTATAGATACGAAGCTGGACCAAGAGCAGTTAGTACAGTAGAAACAGATGAAATTGAACTACAGCTTTTAGAACCAATTGAATTTGAAATTGGCGAAGAATTAGAATACGGAAACTATCAAGTAGAAACACAAATTTCAATTAGAGTTGAATCAGGTATCTACTTAGAAGACTATCCGATACGTGTACCTAAAAACGTAAGTGTTAAGGGTGACGAATTTAGACGAGTAATTGTGCGTCCAAAAAATCGTGTATCGCAGTCACGCTGGGCAAGTACATTCTTTTATAGAGATGCAGAGTTTGACGGACTTGTACTAGGTAAAACTAGCATTGAAACTGTAGAGTTTGATCCACAGACAGATGCATCTAGAACACCAGGCACATATGCAGTAAGCACATGGACTAGTGACAAGCTAGGTAAAGATGCTGAATTTAGTATTGTTATTGGTAGTGACGGCGCTGTTGATAGTATTACTATTACAAATGCTGGCGATCAATTTCAGAAAAATGAACGTATTACTGTATTAGACGATGCACTAGGAGCAGGCGGCGCAAGCAGTATTTCATTTGTAGTTGCAAGTGTGCCAAATGGCATTCCTTACGTAAATCCTCTTACTGGCGGTGTAGACGGTTACTTTGGTAATCACTATTTACTACAGCCAGCTAAACTTAAAAATACAGGACAAGGTTATGAAAACGTAGGTAACTGGAATACTAATGCATTAACACTTGTTGACAACAGAGAATTTATTCAAGAACAAGTTGTAAATTATATTGAAACTACATATCCTGCACTAGTAGGTACAGCACAATATTCAAGAACAAAATGTTTTAGAGACGCAGGATTAATTGTTGATGCACTTGTTAAAGATTTCCGCAATGGTGGTAATGAATTTTCACTCGAAGCACAAGGCGAATACTATGCAGGTGCTGTTGAAGTAGGAACAGAAGATGAAACGGTTGCAGGTATACAACATATCTATACTATAGCAAGCAAGCTAATTCAAGGACAAAATCCGGATACACTTTACAACGAAGCAGGAGGCGGTGTATCTGATAGAGAATATGCAGCAGACTTATATAATGGTTCAGGCGAACCAGCACAGTGGTCAGCTGGAACGCTATATCGACTAGGTAATGTTATTAAATTTACAACTGGATTGAATGTAACAACATACTACACTCCTGTTAAAGAACATACATCTAGCTCAAACTTTGACGCAGCTGAAATTTCAGCAAACTGGAGAATAATTGATGGACCGGATACTGTATTACAAAACTTAATTAACACAGTTAAGTTTGCATTCAATAACGATTACAATCCGCCATTAAGAAATACAGAGATGGATGCGTTCTTAATGAACGATGCTACAATTTTGCGTAACATGACAGTACAAGGACACGGTGGCTTTATGCTTGTACTTGATCCAGAAGGACAAGTACTTACTAAATCTCCATATGTACAAACAGGTTCAAGTTTCTCAGCATCTGCAAACAAACAAGCATTTAGAGGCGGATTGTTTGTTGATGCGTTTGTTGGTAACTCAGCAGTACGAGTCGTAGAAAAAGTTGACGGAAGTGCATTTAGATTAGCAATCCAAAGTTTAGGATCACAAGCAGAACCACAGGGGTTATTTGTAAGACGTCCTGAAACACCAAGTGCATTTTATGTAGATGGTAGACGTTTCCAAGTTAACGCTGTTACTAATTACGATAAAGCAAATGGTACAGCAGAACTAATATTAGATCCTAACTCAAACGGCGGTGTTGGTTTCACAGGTGTAACAAGTGCATTAGCAACAGGCATTGACTTAGACTCAGTAGGAACGTTTGAATTTGATACTGTAAAGTGTGCTAGAGACACCGGATATATTTTAGATGGTATTGCAAAAGATGTAGCGTTAGGTACAAACTATAATAGTGTATATAACGGTCTTGCTTATCAAAGAGCAACAGGTGATTACGTACAAAGCAATCAACAAAGCCAAACAACAAATGCAATTGCATTTGCAAAAGGACAAGTACTTGCACTAGCACAAGTTGATGATAGTGTTACAGCTGAAACTAGAGTTACAGCAGGATTTGACGAAGTTGTTGATATTATACAAAATGGCACAGTCAGTGTAAGTGAGCCAGGTGACGGAGTTGCAGATGCATTAACATTCCCTGCTCCGGCTGTACTTCCAACTACAAATGCTGACGATGCTGCAACAAGATTACAAAATAACAAAACGTTCTTAGGTGCAGAAGTTGTTGCATTTGTAAATGCTAACACGCCGCCGGCAGGATATGACAGTGCAAAGTGTGCTAGAGATGTAAGATACATTGTTGATGCACTAACATACGATATACTTTATGGTGGTAACAGTGGTACAGTAACTAATGCTCGTGCATACTTAGATGGTGCTGTAGCACAACTTCCAGTAGCACAACGAGCAGCAACAGCAGCGGCATATGTGCATTTAGCATCAGTGGTTGCAACAGTTCTTACAGATGTAACTGCAACACCAACAGTAACCCCTACCACAGGCAACACTGAAGTTCAAGACGCTTCTGGAAGCGCAGCAACAGCAACTGAAACTGCTATTACAAATAGTTTGATTAACATTATTAAATTAACTGCTGAAAATGCAAACCTTAATGCTGTTCCTGATACAATTTTCCCAGCAGTAGATACATTAGGCGTAAGTGCAGAACTAAGAGACGCACATGATGATATTAATAACAACAGAAAGTTAATTGTTAATGCAACAGTACAAAGTGTTCCGGCGCCATTGCCTATTACATTACAAACAGCTGGTAATAGAAGTATACTAGGTAACGACTTTACACAAGTTAACGATTTAGGTTACGGCTTGGTTGCAAGTAATGGTGCGCTATCAGAGATGGTTAGTATGTTTACATACTACTGTCATGCTAGTTACTATTCAAAGAATGGTGCTGAGATTAGATCACTAACAGGATCAAGTTGTTATGGTGAGTTTGGTCTAGTTGCTGAAGGTGCTGATCCAAACGAGATTCCAGATGCAATTTCATTGTATGAAGATATGACGCAACCGATGCGAGCGTTTGATGTTGATGCAATTTTGTTTACAACAGGAAATGTATCTGTACAAGAAGGTGAAACACTAACGCAGGCTGCAAGCGGTGCAACTGGTAAAGTTGCTGTAACTACGCAAAATAAAGTTGTATATATAACAGATATTACAGCAGCATTTGATACAACAAACCAAATTACAGGAAGCGTAAGTGGTGCGTTAGGCGCAAATAGTGTTCCACTATCAGTTGACTCAAACGGCTACGATAACTCAGTTGAAAAACTAGCAGTATACGTTTATGATTCAAAAGATGTACCTTCAAATAGATCAGAAGTTAACATTTATCATCCTGCTCGCCCTGCGTTTGCACGTTACGAAGTTGCTAACGTTGAAGTTGTACAACACGTAGTTGCACAGTATCCAGACATTGACGGCGATGCAATTCAAACAGTAAGTGATCCTGCTGCTACTGGATTTGACTTTACTCTTACAAAAACAGTTAATGGCGGATATCAAGTATCAGCAACAGCAGCACAACTAGCAGCAACTTCAAATTATGAAGTAGGTGATACTTTTGTAGTACCTGGTACTGAACTAGGTGGTGCTACTCCTGCAAACGATGCAACAGTTGCAGTAGACTCAGTAACAGCAGTTACAGGCGTAATTGAAACGTTTAGTGTAACTGGTACAATAGCAGTTGAAGATAGTACGCCAGCAAACAGCGGACAAGTATACAAGTTAAACTTTAGTACATCGGATGCACAATTTAGTGCAAACGGACTATTAGAAATTGTACCGTTTAACACAAATGTAATTTATTATAGAAACCAAACACATATTATTAGTGACTTGGCTCGCCCAGACGTGTTAACAATTCGTCCAAGTACAGCATTAACATTTGATGAGAATCCAAACTTTGTTTACAGAAGTATTAGTTTCTTAACAAGTGATAGTATTGGTGAAGATTTACCTGCTAACACTTCACAAGCAGGTCTTGATAGCACTTTTGACTTTATAAGATTAACAATTGATAGTGCTAAAGCACAAGAAGCTATTGGAGTAACTACTAGCGGCGGCGTAGCACTAACTGGTGGTACTACAAAAGGTAACACAGCAGGCGATACTACAATTGCTGTTAAACCTTGTGATGCAAATGAAATCTTTAGACTTAACAATAACCAAAGAACAGCTACAGCAAATAGACCTGCAGGTTGGACTGTTGACAGTTTAACAACTGAAGCTCCAATCCTTACGTGGGATGGTAAAAAGCATTATGTGTTTAACTACAGAGGCGTTGAAGGCAATGCAGTTGTTGAGCCCAATGAATCAAATGATTATGCTATTGTTGACTTAGTTGATTATGAAACAATTAACCCAACTAATGCACCAGGGATTAATAGTACAGTTGTATTAGGCTCTGAACTTGTTACACTTAGAGGTGGTTTGAAAAATGGTGCAACTGGACAAGTTACAGTTAATATTTCAACTTGTCGTGCAACAGGACATGACTTCCTTGATATTGGTACAGGCGGATTTAATGCAAGTAACTATCCAAATGTTATTTTTGGTGAACCAGCTGAAAAGAAAGAAGCTAACGAAGTTGTTGAAAAAGGCAAAGGTCGTGTGTTCTATGTAAGTACAGACCAAAACGGTATCTTTAGAGTTGGTAGATTCTTTAGTGTAGACCAAGGTACTGGTACAGTTACATTTAGTGCATCACTTGCACTTAGTGATGTTGATGGACTAGGCTTTAAACGTGGTGTTGTTATTACTGAATTTAGTACAGACACAGCAATGACTGATAATGCATCAGATACTGTACCAACAGAAAGTGCAATACGTGGTTATGTAAACAGACGCTTAGGTTACGATGTAACAGGTGCTCCTGTAGCTAATAAATTAGGGCCAGGTGTACTTGCTCCTAACGGTGCTGTTCCAATGACAGACGATTTGAACGCAGCAAACAACACAATTACTAACTTAGCATTACCAACTAGTGCTTCAGATGCAGCAACAAAAGCATACGTTGATTCAGTAGGCGGTAATACAGACACGCTTCCTGATTTAAGAGATAACGAACACAACGATATTGCAGAAGCACAAGTTTTAGTTACAACAGGATATAAGAAAATTATCATAAGTGCTGGGTCTATTGTAGGCGGCGGCTTTGCTATTGGAGATATAATTACAGGATCAATATCAGGAGCAACTGGTTCTATTGTAGATTACAAAGACGGTATTGTAGGTATTGAAGGTGACATTGTTGAAATCATATATACACCAACTAGTGGAGTATTTAGTGATGGGAAACCTGCAAGCGGGCCTGCAGCTGATGTTATTACAGCACTCGGTGGCAAGCAAGGTCAAATTATTGATGGTCCAGTAGATGAATGGGCTAACGGTGTTTGGAATGCAGCAAGTGATATTACTGCGTCTGTATCTAGACAATCAGATGACGGTTTTGCAACTCATCGTAAAACAGTATTCAACTTACAAATTACTCCGGGAAGTATTGTTAACAGTGATGTATCTGGCACAGCACAAATTGCACAAAGTAAATTAAATTTAAATCCTGCAAGCACAAGAGTCAATGCAACAGGTATTGCCCAAGCAGACTTAGGTAGTGCAGCATTTGATGATGCTAAATTTGAAGTTACAGATGGTTGGGTAACACTCAAAGGTGGTGCAGTTGCTCTAGCTGACATTGAACAAATTGATACTGACAGTGTAATAGGACGAGATGATGCTGGTACAGGTGCAGTTAGTGCAATTTCATTTAATACTGTAGTTGTTGAAGGTACTGGACTTGTAGACGCAGACTTTGGTGCTGAACTAACAGCAGTTGCTGATCCTGGTCAAGCACTAATTAAAACTGGTGCAGGAGCATACAGTGTTTCTAACGTAACTTCAACTGGTGAGGTTAATAGTATTGCTAAAACTGATGCAAGTGGTAGTTTGCAAGCCAACTCGTTAATACTAGGCGGTGATGCAAGTTATGAAGTATTAAGTTTAGACACACTAACACTAAATGTTAAAACACCATCACAGGGTTTAATTTTTACAGCAGTAGGCGGTTCAGGCGCAGGAACACCAACTGCAACATATCCTGATATGCTAATAAAAGGTAGTGTAGGTATTGGCGGCACTAATATTACTGAAAGTTCCTTACAAAGTACTTCTAACTTTAATGGTGAAAAAGTACTTGGTGTTGATTGGATGTACAGTAGCTTTATTGAAGCACCAGGTGAAAAAGGTTCAGCAAGTACAGGAATAGCAATTGGTGCAAACACAGGTAAAACAACAACTGGTCAGATTGGTATAGTTGTTGCTAACAGTGGAACAAGTTCTAGTGTTGCTCCAATGATTTTTGATTCAAGTGGAGCAAAGCCAGACTTAGATGATACTTACAATATTGGTACATCTACACTAAAATATTCAAATGTGTATGCAACATACTTCCGTGGTACAGCTACTGAAGCATACTATGCTGACTTGGCAGAAAACTATGAAGCTGATGCAGGATATGAGCCAGGTACTGTACTTGTATTTGGAGGGTCCAAAGAAGTTGCAATGACTGACACGCATAACGATCATAGAGTAGCAGGTGTTGTTTCTACTAATCCTGCATACTTGATGAACTCACACCAAGAAGCAGAATTTGTTTGCCCAGTTGCAATGCAAGGTAGAGTTCCTTGTAAAGTAATTGGTAAAGTTGCTAAAGGTGATATGCTTGTAACAAGTGCAATTCCAGGGTTTGCTATTGTTAACAATAATGCAGCACCGGGCAGAATTGTTGGTAAGGCACTTGAAAATAAAACAGACAATGACAAAGGCGTTATTGAAGTTGTGGTAGGTAAACACTAATGGATAAAACACAAACTAATAAACTAGTAAAAAGCGGAGTAAAGGCAGCTGTTGATACTAGATCCCCGCAGCCTAGGCGTGTGCTCGCTACTGCTGGTAAACTAAGAGTCGAAGTTGGAGCAAGAAATAATGACACAAAAACTAATTAATACAGGTACAAGTGCAAACAAAGGCGACGGAGATCCATTACGTTTAGCTTTTCAAAAAATCAACGACAACTTCACAGAGTTGTATACAGGATCCCCAATAGTACCACAAGACCTAAGAGGTAGTGTATTTGGAGACGATAGTACTTTACTTGTAGACGGCGTTAACAGTTCAATTCCAAAAGCAAATATTGAAGATAGCACAAACTGGGACACAGCATTTGGTTGGGGCAATCATAGCACAGCAGGATATGCAGATGGTACTAATGAAGCAAATTGGAACACAGCATTTGGCTGGGGTAATCATAGCACAGCAGGGTATCTAACAAGTTATACAGTTACAGAGTCAGATGTTACAACGCATCAAGCAGCACTTAGTATTACAGAATCACAAATTACAGATTTAGCACACTATGACGATACTGCACTTGCAACTCGTGTTACTACATTAGAAAATGCAGGATATATTACTAGTGAAACAGATAGCCAAGAACTATCATTAGTTGGTACAGACTTATCAATATCAAGTGGTAACACGGTTGACCTGAGTGGGTTTTTAACAAGTGTAGCATTTGCAGACTTGACAGTAACTCCGACTACAATAGCAGGTTATGGTATTACTGATGCATTGGCATTGGGTACAACAGCAACAACAGCACTAGCAGGTGATACAGCATTATTTGATGGAGCGTTTGCAAGTTTAACAGGCAAGCCGACTACACTAGCAGGTTACGGAATTACAGACGGCGGCGGCGCCTCATTTGATCAAGATTTGAATACAACTAACGATGTAACATTTAACAGTGCAGCTTTATCTAGCACACTAAATTTAGCAGTGCTGGCAGCAGAACCTAGTAGTCCAGTAAACGGAATGGTTGCAGTTGCAGATGGTACAAGTTGGGATCCAATGTTAAATGCTGCACAAACTATGGTGGTATATCTGAATGGTGCTTGGCGCCAAATTGCAGTTGCTGGCGTATAAGTTGATTACGATAAATATGTATAACAATAGGATTATTAAGAATGGCAAATAGATTCCCCCTAGTACTTGATACTACAGATGGCAATAAAATTAAGGAACTACCAGATTCCGACAATCTCGACTTGCGTACTAATTCAATTGTTAACGTACAAGACATAACGTCATTAGGAACAATCGATGCAACTGTAATAAAAGTTGACGGGCAAAAACTAGTAGCACAACAGTTTGCTGATCTTACTGACACTCCTAGTACGTTTTCAGGATCAAACAATTATTTTGTTAAAGTTAATTCAGCAGCAACTGGTTTAGAATTTAGACCACTAAGCGACTTAGGTAGTATTGATATTGACACTATTAATGTTGATAGTGCAATTATTCCTAGTGTTGCAGGCGTAGGAAATATAGGTACAGAAACTAACAAGTTTAATGAAATCGTTGGTACTACGTTAAAAGGTAATTTAGTATCTTACAATGAAGAAATTGTTTTTGATGCTACAACAGGTAAAGTAAGTTATGCATCACTGCAAGGCGCTCCGCAATACTTATCAGAATTTTCAGATGATGTAGGATATTTAAGAACAGAAGATTTAGATACATCGTTAGCTGCATTATTTGATGAAGGCGTACCTTTTGAATCAGATATTAAAGGCAGTGTTTTTGGTGATGACTCAACTGTAATAGTTGATGGTGTTGCTGGCAAAATACGCGGCGATACTGAATTCACTGGCGCAGGAAGTATCACAGGGGCAAGTAATATTGTTATTAGTGCTACTACAACTGTTGACTTAGGAAATACAAAAGCAACAGGCGACATTTATCCAGATGTTGCTGATACTAGATCAGTAGGTACTGTAACTAATCCTTTTGGTGAAGGTCATTTTAATTCAATGACTTCTCAATCCGTTGTAACTAATACACTTAATTACGGTACAGGGCTAGGTATTGCTGAAATGACAGCAGCAACTGATCTTGAAATTACAGCAGGTAATAGAGTAAAAATAAACGGCAATGTTCCTTTTAGAATATCAGAAGTTAGCAGCACTAATTTACCTGCGATTGCAGCTGAAAACGGCGACTTAATTTATAACTCAACAACTAACAAAGTTATTATGTACCAAAATGGTGCATGGAAGGATGTAAACGGTAATGTAGAAGCAACAGCAGGAACATCAAACTTTAATGATGTTGTAATTGCAGGTGACTTAACTATTACTGGCGATACTACAGAAATTGAAACAACTAATACTGCAATTACAGATAATGTTATTGTATTAAACAAAGGTGAAACTGCTGCTGGTGTAACATTAGGCACATCTGGTATTGAAGTCGAACGAGGAACAGAAGCTAACAAAACATTTGTATGGGACGAAGCAACTGACAAATGGACATTAGGTATAGAAACACTGGTTGCAGCAACATTTGAAGGTAACGTTACAGGTAGTATAACAGGTGATACAGCAGGCACACATACTGGACCAGTTGTTGGTGACGTAACAGGTAATGCCGCAGGTGCGCACACAGGTACATTTGATGGCGACATGACTGGTAGTGTATATGCTGACGATTCGGGTATATTAGTAGACGGTGTAAATGCTAAAATTATAGGTGATATTGAAACAGCAAGTTTAAGAACAAGTGAATCAAAAATTGCACTTGGTGAAGATGCAGGTCAAACAAGTCAAGGTACTGCTTCAATAGCAATTGGTAGCGGTGCAGGTCAAACTACTCAAGGATACAGTTCAGTAGCGATGGGTGACTCCGCAGGTCAAACTACACAAGGTAATAATGCTGTTGCATTAGGACGTAGAGCTCAATTTACTGGCGGAGGTGACGGTGCAGTTGGAATTGGATATAATGCTGGATACACTGGTCAAGGTGCTAATGCAGTAGCAATTGGATATGATGCAGGCCGAACTAACCAAGCCACAAACTCAATTGTAATAAACGCAACTGGCGTTGCATTAGAAAATACCACAGTAAGTAGTTTAGTAATTAAGCCAATTAGAAATGCAGAAAGTAATACACTATTAACATACGATGATACAACAGGCGAAGTTACATACACAGACGCAATAACAACACTAGCAGCAAACATAGACCAAACAACAGTAAATATTGGTGCAACAACAGCAACAGCAATTAATATTGGTAATTCAGGTAGTACAACTACTATTGACGGCACTGTTAGTTTTTCAACTGCACTAGTTGCAAATAACATAACAGCTGACGACAGTATACAAATTACTACAGCAGTTGGTGCTAACAACGGTATTACACTTAATCCGCAAGGCACAGACACAAGTGTAAATATTACCGCAGACGCATTGCGTTTATTTGGAACACCAGTAACTGACAACATTAAAGCAGTAGGTGGTCTTGAAGGTGATTTAACAGGTAGTGTGTTTGGCGACGACTCTGCTATGCTAGTTAATGGGCTAGACAGTAAACTTGTTGGAGATATTGATTCTGTAAATATACATGGACAAGCATTTAAAGCAGATACTATTGTTAACAATACTGGTACTACTTTAGATTTAACAGCGGCTGGCTTCTTGAATATATATGGCGGCGACACAGATGCCGGCGTATCAAATATTCAACTGGACAAACAGGGTATTAACCATATAGAATTAAAAACAGAACCAGGTAACCCAGCTGACCCAACTGACTATGCAAGAGTTGCAATTAACGCAGGAACAAATGAAGGTGATGTGAGAATTGGTACTCCAACATCAACAAGAAATCAAGTTGTAGAAGTATATAATGCAACAGTTTATGGTACGCTTGTAGGAACTATAGAAGGTTCAATTGTTGGTGATGTTAAAGGTAGTATTGTAGCAGATGACTCAACTGTAATAGTTGATGGTGTCGCTGGTAAAGTTTTAGGGCCAATAAGCACAATTGTTGGTGATATGGAGTCTATTACAGGACCTGGTGCTATAAGTATAGACACACTTTCAACTGAAATTACAACTACTGGTGCAGATGCATTTTCAATAGCAGACGGAACAATAGGACAAATGAAACATATTGTTCTGTTAGCACACGGAGGCGATGCAACAATTGAGCCAGATACTTTTGCAAACGGTACAGCAGTAACATTAAATGCAGCAAACGATTGTGTAACGTTGTTGTATACTACAAATGGGTGGATGATTATAGCTGGACAATCCTTTGACCTGAACCCATAACGATAAATATATAAAACATTAGGAAATGACAAATGAGTGAAAAAGAATATATTGTAAGTTTAAACAAAGGTGTAAACTACGAAGCGTTCAATCAAGAAATGATTGCTTCCACAGGAGGCGGTGATATTCCTGGACGCTCAGTTGACGTTGCTAATGCAAGACCTTTGTCACAGCGTAATACGCACTATATGTTAACTGACGAAGAAGCAGCAAAACTAAGTAGTGATACTAGAGTTTTAGCAGTTGAATTGCGTCCTGACTTGCGTGATGATATTGATTTAGTACGTACTGCAACACAAACAGGCGACTTTACAAAAACTACACTTGACAGAGGAGATTTTGTCAACTGGGGATTACGTCGAATGAACACGTTATCAAATCCATATACTGGTCCTAATGTTACAGGTGGATATGATTATACGTTAGACGGAACTGGTGTAGATATCGTTATACAAGATAGTGGTGTACAAGTTGATCATCCAGACTTTTATGATTATAATGGTGCAAGCCGCGTACAGGAAATTGATTGGTATGCAGCAAGCGGATTATCAGGATCACAAAATATCGATCACTATAGAGATTATGACGGTCACGGAACACACGTTGCAGGTATTGCAGCAGGATTAACATATGGCTGGGCTAAAGGTGCTAAAATTTATGCGGTAAAAGTAAGCGGCTTAGAAGGTTCAGGCGACTCCGGTACAGGGATTAGTGTTACTGACTGCTTTGATGTAATCAAGGGTTGGCACAATAATAAGCCCGTTGATCCAGCAACAGGCAAGAAGCGTCCTACTATTGTTAATATGAGTTGGGGATACGGTGGTTACTTTACTGGTATCTCAGGTGGCTCGTATCGAGGCACACCTTGGGCTGGAGCAGCAAGACGTCCAGACTACGGAATGGTAGGTTCATTTACAGGAATTGGTTATAGGTATGTATCTAGAGTTGCTTCTGTTGACGTTGATGTGCAAGAATTAATTGATGCCGGAGTACACGTTGTTATTGCAGCTGGTAATTCAAGACAAAAAATTGATGTTGACGGAGGTCTTGATTACGATAACTATTTTACTAAAACATCAACTGGTACTACAGAATACTATTATAATAGAGGCGGCTCACCGTTTTCAACACAAGCACATATTGTTGGTAACATCGATGCTGATATTCATCCAGACGGATTAGAGCAAAAAGCAAGTAGTTCTGAAACAGGTCCAGGTGTTACTGTATACGCTCCTGGTACAAACATTATGAGTACCACAAGTAATATTAATAGATGGGGTGCCGGTGATGGACCGTATCCAAGTAACAGTTCTTTCCTTATAACAAATATTAGTGGTACGTCAATGGCAGCGCCAAATGTTGCAGGTGCATTAGCTCTGTATACACAAATTAATCCAGGCGCAACACCTGCACAAGGTTTGTCCTTTATTAATACAAATGCAGGCGCTTCTAAAATTTACACAACAAGCCTTGACAATGACTATGATGATTCAAGAAGCATTTTAGGCGGTAACAATAGATTTGCATATAATAAATTTAATAGTGCAACGCAAATGACTATTGGTCAAACAACTGAAACAACAGAACTTGTTCCAGCAACATATGCATTAACAGTTGACAATAATGGAGTTGATGAAGGCGAATCGTTCACAGTAACTCTAACAACAACAAATGTTTCAACTGGTACAGCTATACCATATACAATTAGCGGCGTATCAAGTGCTGACATTGGTGACGAGCAGTTATCAGGACTATTAACTATTAGTAATAACACAGCAACTAAAACATTTACTGTTACAGAAGATTTAACTACAGAAGGTGTAGAAACATTTACATTGTCACTAACTAATATTAGTGAAAGTGTAGTTGTAACAATTGGCGATACAAGCACAACTCCAGTACAAAGTTATACACTTGACTTAGGCGGTGTTGCAAGTATTAACGAAGGTTCAGATCTTACTGTTACACTAACAACTGTAAACGTTCCTGATGATACAACAGTACCTTATACAATTAGTGGCACAGGAATTACAACAGCTGACATAGGCGGCAATGCACTAACAGGCAACTTTACAGTTACTAGCAATACTGCAACCTTAATACTTCCAATTACATCAGATGCTGCAACTGAAGGGTTAGAGACAATGACTATTGCCCTAGACAACGGTGAAAGCTCAGTTAATGTAAATATTAATGATACAAGTGTAGCAGGAGCAGTATCGTATACATTATCATCAAGCGCAACAGCAGTAGACGAAGGCGACAGTGTAACTATTACACTAACAACTACAAACGTTGACGATGCTACAACAGCAGCTTACACTATTACTGGTGTTACATCTGCTGATATTGGTGGAGAGAGTTTAACTGGTAACTTTACAATTAATAGTAATACTGCAAACCTTGTACTTACACTAGCAAACGATGTAACTACAGAAGGTCCAGAAACATTAAACATTGCACTAAACAATGGACAAGATAACATTGACATTACTATTAATGATACAAGCACAGCAGCAGCTCCAACTTTTGCACTGTCGGGTGATGTTAGTGCAGTTAACGAAGGTGGAACAGTTTCAATTACGTTAACTACTACAGCAACAGATGATGCAACAACTGTACCATATACAATTACTGGTATTGACTCAAACGATCTAACAGCAGGAAGTATTACAGGCAACTTTACTATTACGTCAAATACAGATACATTGGTATTTACATTTGCTGAAGACGTTACAACTGAAGGCACAGAAACTATGACGCTTGCATTAGATAACGGACAAGATAGTATTGATATTATTGTTAACGATACAAGTATTGCGCCTGCTGCTACATATGCATTGGCAAATAGTGCAAACACTGTTAATGAAGGAGAGACGTTAACTATTACACTAACAACTACAAACGTATCTGATTCAACAACTGTACCATATACAATTACTGGCGTACTTCCAGCTGATATTGATGATAATTTATTAACAGGTAACTTTACAGTTAATAGTGACACTGCGTCACTTGTATTGCCAATTACAGCTGACCAAACAACAGAAGGTTCAGAAACATTACAATTAGCATTAGACAATGGTGAAGCTACAACAACTGTTACTATTAATGATACTAGCACAACACCTGCAGCAGATTATACAATTACTGTTACAGCAAGTAATTCAAGTGATTATACACTAAGTGGAACTGATAGAAGTGGTGTAGTAAATGGAACTGACCCAGGATTAAACTTCAATAATGGCGATATTGTTGACTTTAATGTTAATGCTAGTGGACACCCGTTTTGGATTAAGACTGCTGCTGTTACAGGCACAGGAAGTCAAGCAACTGGCGTAACTAATGGCGGTACACAAAACGGTACAGTTAGATGGATAGTTGGCGGTACTGGCACATTCTATTACATCTGTCAATACCACGGTTCAATGGTTGGCACAATTAACGTAGTATAATAGGAAAAAAGAATGGCAATACAATTAATCAATATTGGTAATATCGCAAATGACGGAACTGGCGACGATTTAAGAGAAGCATTTATCAAAGCTAATTCTAACTTTGAAGAATTAGATTTACGTGATGATGAAAAAACAACTGCTAGTAACTTAGGCGATAGTGGTCAAGGATTATTTGTACAACGTTTAAATTACGATTTGCAATTTAAAAAAATAGCGCCAGGTCCTAATGTTACTATAACTGCTGACGCAGAAGGAAATCATATAAATGTAAATGTTCCTAGTATTGGTGTTGAATCAGTTAGCTTAGGTGACGGAAATAATTCAATAACAGTTTTTGCACAAGGCGGACTTAATGTAGTCGGTGGTGCAGATATTACAACTACACTAGTAGATAACGGCCAAGATGTTCCAGGCACATTAACAATTGATTATACTGGTGCGTCTGATTTAGCAAGTGACCTAACTCCTCAATTAAGTAATAATCTAGATGCAAACGGTTTTGGTATATCAGGACTATCTGAAGTTACTGTAGCAGGAGACGTTGAAGCCTTACAGTTTAAAGGCGAACATGTAGGTGCTACTGTAGGATTTCATACTGGTGATGTTAGAGGAAATTTGTATGGTAACGTTAGAGGTGTAGATGTAGAAGCATTGTATAACCAATACTTTGCACCTGGAACTGGGGACTTCGGCGGCCTTGACTCTATAGCAAATAACGCACTTGAATTTATAATTTTTAATTCTGATGTTGATTTTGGTACAATAACTGCACCAGCAGCGACATCTTTGGATGGTGGCGCATTGTAAACTTCCGATAAATACTTAGTATTAAGGAAGTTAATTAATGGCTAAATTATGGAATATACCAACAGGTACTAGGTACCGTGTACTAGTAGAACGCAGTACAGTAAATATACTTCTTCCACTTTCATCTGTAGCTAATATTGAGCTAGAACTAATTAGTGGAGGGTTGCCAACTGGCACTCGTTTAGAAGGTAATTATATAACAGGTACTGTTTTTGAAGTTGCATACGATACTACTTTTACCGTAGTACTTAGAGCTTCAACTGATTATGAATGGCAAGATTGTACTATCGAGTTTGTTGTTACCGGGCCTGATGATCCTCTTTGGGCAACTGCCGAAGGTTTATTAAATGTAGGATCTAATAATGCGCTGTTTATTCTAGATAGCGAACAAATTGATTTCCAATTAAGTGCTACTGACACAGATCTAAGTGCAGGAGACGAATTAACATACTTTATTGCAGACGGTGACGGAGTATTACCTCCAGGAATTACAATGAGTGATTCAGGTAGGATAACAGGAACTACAGAACCCCTTCTTAGTCTAGACAAACGTTATGTAGGTGGAGGATATGATACGTCTCCGTTTGCAGGATTGCCAATGGATTATGCTGCACTAAGTTCAAACGGGTATGCTAGTTTTTATTATGACACAGTTGACTACGGTTATAATGAGCCTACTTCTAATCCACGTAAATTAAATCGTTATTATCCATTTGCTGTTACTGTAACTGATGGTGATAGTTTTGTGCGTAGAGAATTTAAAATTTATTTAGTTGGTGATGATTATTTAAAAGCAGACAATACGCTGATGCAGTCAAGCACAGGTGTATTTACAGCTGATGTAACAAATGTAAGAACACCAACTTGGATTACACCTAGAGATTTAGGATATAAACGAGCATCTAACTATACTACGTTATACTTAGATATTATTGATAACTGGACACTAGAAGGTGTTGTAGTTTATACACTTGAAGATGTAAATGATGACGGAAGCGTAAGTGAGCTCCCTCCAGGCATGTCGCTTGATAGCCAGAACGGTGAAGTAACAGGACGTATACCTTATCAGCCTGCAATTACACAAAATTATAAATTTACAGTAAGAGCAACACGATTAACTACTGACTTAGAAACAGTATCAATTGTTGGTAATTTTTATGAAGATGTATTGTTAGGTAAAAATAGTGTAAAAATTTATAAAATAGATTTAACTGGTAACTTAGACGGAGTCAATGACTTATTCGAACTAGTTAATAGAAATGTATTATTAGGAAACAGACAATATAAAGTTACAAACGTAGACGATAGAAATCGTGACTATGATATTTTATACTTGGCCGACACACTTGCACCTAGTATTAGTTTAATTTTATCTAGAACTGCAACAGTAAGTACAGATTATATGTTTGTGAGTAGACTAAAAGAATCTGAAAAAGAAAAGTATGCAGGCAGAACACTAAAATTTAGTGAAAACGAACAATACAAAATTAATACAATTACACCGTATATTGAATGGGAAATATCACAAGCAAATCCAAGTAATGATCCAATACTTCCTGCAAATGCTCCGAGACTGATTGAATTAAGTGCAAACTATTATGTAGGCGACTATGTAATTAACGGAACAGCAACAGGTGGCGATGGAAAAATATACAAATGTACAACTGCACACAATACTATTCCTCAAACTGACATTGATGGTATCTCGATTGAAGTTAACGGTATTATACAAATTGACTTTGAAAGCGGAAACTGGTTAGAAGTTGCAGAAACTATTGCTGGTTTAAGTTTAGCTGATAGATTAACTGCTACAAGTCAAGCATTAAAAGCAGAATATGGTGATGATGCACATATTACTGTAGTTAATGACACAACATGGAAATTATTAATTCCGAGTACAGCTACATCAAGAATAAAATCAAACATACAGAACTTTTTTATAGGTCCGGATAGCACTGAAATAAAAGCTAAACTTCTTAGAGACAATGAAGATAAAGTAAAATTTGATGTAAATTTATCTTCACAAATAGAACAAGGACGTAACATAGGTATTGCACTATTTAGAAATGACGCATTCTTTAAAAATATTATTGTTGCATCAAACGATATACAAGATATTCCAAGTACAGCTAAAACATTTGAAGTTAATGTAATAGGTGAAATTGACTCTGAAATAAAATGGTTAACTCCTGCTGATTTAGGTAGTATTAATGCCAACTTTACTAGCACTCTAAAAGTAGAAGCACAAACAACAGTTCCTGATACTAAAATGATTTATTCATTAAAGTCAGGCAAACTACCTTTTGGACTAGTACTTAATTATGATGGTGAAATTATTGGTTCTGCAAGACAGTTTGGTACTGTAGATGAGCCAGGATTAACTATATTTGAAAACAAAACAATTACATGGGATGGAGCAAACCCCGGAATTACATCATTTGATAGAGATTACAAATTTACAGTTCAAGCAAGAGATCGATTTAATTACACTGCAATTGAACAAGAATTTACTTTAACAGTTGAAGATTTTAATAATACTAGATACACTGATGTTTATATGCGTCCAATGTTACCACAAGTACAGCGTAAATACTTCCAAGAATTTATAAGTAATCCTGATATATTTACTCCAAGCAAAATTTACCGTCCAGGTGATCCTACGTTTGGGTTACAGTCTAAATTAGACATGCTTGTATTTGCAGGAGCTGAAGCAAAAGACCTTGAACATTTTACCGCAGCAGCAGCAAAAAATCATAAAAGAAAAACTTATATCTTAGGTGAAATTAAATCTGCTATTGCAAAGGATACTGCACTAGGTGATACAGTATACGAAGTTGTGTATATAGATGTTATTGATCCTGCTAACGCTCCTGATAGAAAGGTTACAGCAGCAAGTTTTAACGCTAAGAATTCAAAAAAATTAACTATTGATCAAATGCAATATGCAATATTAGATGATGTAACACGCACAGGTGCAGGTTACACTGAATTGCCTGTGTATACTAGAACAATTGTTAAATTTGTATTCAGTGAAACAGATGAAATAATAGTTGAAACTAGAGGAGCAGGTGATCAAGATGTTAATGTTGATGATGCAGATTTTGAAGTGACTGTTAGAGACAGTGGCGACATTGAAGTTGTATTACAAAAAGGCGATAGTGAACCGTTTAGATTTAGGCCAGACACTAATACAATTAAAACAGATAATACTGCAATTAACGTAAGTCAAAGTACCGATTCAATAAAGTATATTTCTAGTGTAGATCACATGAGATTAAACATTAAACAAATTGGTGACGAAGAAAGAAATTATTTGCCGTTATGGATGCGTACAGCACAAGACGGCTTTCAAGAATTAGACTTTATTACAGCAATTCCAATTGCTTACTGTAAAGCAGGACAAAGTGATGATATTATTAACAATATTAATAATTCGGGTTTTGATCCTAAAATAATAACATATGACATTGATAGATATATAATAAAGAGTTCAGAAAATAGTACAAATGAAAGCTATATACTGTTCGCAAATTACCAGTTCAATGTTTAACAACGATAAATATATTAAAGAGGAAACAACATGGCCAGTAACATTGTAAGCGACACAATTGACGGAGCATATCCGGTAGCAGGAGTTGATAACGACACTCAAGGCTTCCGTGATAACTTTACTATCATTAAATCAGGATTATCTACAGCAGCCGGAGAAATAACCACACTGCAAAATAGTACTGCAAAACTTAATGCCGGTAATGATTTTAACGGCACTAATATTAATGATGCAAACTTTAATTTAGCAACTGATCAATATCATGGTATCGGAACTGTTATATCAGGACAAAATATTAGCTTGCTAAATGGTAGGTATCAAACTGCTTCTCTTAACTTACCTGAAGGTACTACTACTATTAATTTTGCACTTGCAGATTGGCCAGCTAGAGATAACCTATCAAAAATTACTGTACAGTTATTTGGCAATGATAGTCCTGTTAATGTGTCATTTTCAGTAGCAGCCGGCGGAACAATTAAGTATGGACCAGGCTATCCAAGAACTGGCGGCAGTGGCGCTGCAACACTTAGTGTAGACAGTAGTACAGATCCTTATATTATTGAGTTTTGGTCTTATAATCAAGGCACAACAGTATACGCAGATTATAAAGGACAATTTTCTGCATAATGTTACATCCTTACGTTGATAATTTAGATAATCTATCTATTAATGAGTTGGAAGATAAAGTTATTGAACTCCAACGTAAGTACTTTCTAACAAACAATCCTAGTGTTCAATCTCAAATATCAGTTATAATAGACATTTATAGAGAACAAATTCAAACCCGGCATCGTATCGATGCACAACGTCAAAGAGATAATCAACAAGATGGCGATAATTCTCTTGACAATTTAATCAAAGTATCATAAAATACAAGTATGCTTATGAAAACAGATGAACTAGGTATTCCACGATTCTCTAACAAGGATCTAATCAATATGATCTACAGTGGCAATATAGATAAGTGCCATATAGTTCTTTGTGACCCGAGCGATGATGTAGACAAGTTCAATGCAGCAATGGAAGAACAAGGTCTAGACAAACTACAAAAGTATATTCCATTAGATGTAGATCAAAAGACTTTTGACAGTGTATGTCAAAGTGAATGGTTTATGCCACAAGAATATAAAGAACTTGATGTTTATACATTTGTAATGAACAAAGCAGGTGATGATTTAGCAGAATTAGAAAGAGTTGAAGAAGAACTTGCACAATTTAAAGTACGAGGTATGAACAACTTACTACGCTATATGATCTATCTTGTAGACTTTATGCGTGAAAACGATATTGTATGGGGTGTAGGCAGAGGTAGCTCTGTAGCAAGTTATGTGCTGTATTTAATAGGTGTGCATAAAATAGATTCAATCCAGTTTGGCCTGGATTGGAGAGAGTTCTTAAGATAAATAAAATATACGTACATTATAAGGAGGCAAAATAATATGTCTAAGCAAAGTCCACAAAGAAAACAGTATCGCAGTATGCGGGGAAAGAATGTTGATATGGATATGTTGCGTAAGCGCAACGAACTTACACCAGCAGTTGGTAATGCTAGAGTTAACGCTCGGGGCGATCAGTTAGGTGCTGGCGGTAAAATTATTAAAAAGCGTGAAGATGTAATTGCTGAACACTATGCAGTAGCAGGAAGTGTTAGAGACTCATCTAGCAGAGGTGTTCAAACAGAAGCACCAGAAGATGTTGTTGAAACTGTTGTTGAAGCACCAGCAAAGAAAACTGTAACACGCAAGAAAGATCCTGAGCCTGTAGTTGAACCAGAAGTAGCTGCATTAGATGCAGAATTTGATGATGGTTGGGTTGAGGATAAAGACGGAAACTTCGTACCAAAAGGTGAATAAATGGCTCAGAATTTAAAACCAATTAAAGGCACGCCTCGTGCTGTTAGCGATCGTGTATTAGTAACAGATATGCACTTTGGTGAACAAGTTACTAAAGGCGGAATTATTTTAGGTAATGATGACGGAAAAACTAGAGGAATTTACCCACGCTGGGCTAAAGTTTACTCAAAGGGTCCGTTAAATAAAGATCAATATGATGTTGGCCAATGGATTTTAATCGAACACGGTCGATGGACTCGTTCGATGTTATTAGAGGCTGAAGAAGGTGAGATTGAAGTTAGAATGGTTGACGCTGATTGCGTTCTTGCTTTCTCAGATGAAAAACCAGAAAGTGTGTCAATTGGTGCAGAATATTCAGATGGTCAACATGCAACTATTGATCCATCATCATTCGTTAATTAAAAGGTAAAGTAATGGAATGGCTAAAGAATCTAGTCAAAGTTAAGAAAGAAGACAATGTAGAAATAAAAAAGGAAACAGTCGTCATTGATATGATGAAAGATGACGTTGATCCAGAAGAAGTTACAATTGAAAACGCTTACAAAACTAGATGGATTTGGTATCACACTATACTAGCCATTGAAATAGCATTTACTAATATCTTATTAGTTGCAATATTAATACTAATCGCAATCAAACTCTAAGAGGAAAATATGACAAACCCATTTAAAGATCAAAAAGACTTTATGGAAGCCTGTGACCAGACAGTTACGGGCGACGGCTTAAACTTTGAACAATACGGAATGTATCTTAAATTAATTCAAGAAGAAGGTGCCGAACTTGCTGACGCAATCAAGGATAACGATCTTGTAGAACAATTAGATGCATTACTTGATATTATTGTTGTTAGTATCGGTGCTATGAATAGTTTAGGCGTAGACGCAGAAGGTGCATGGAACGAAGTTATGCGTACAAACATGGCTAAGATTGATCCAGAAACTGGCATGGTGCGTAAACGTGAAGACGGAAAAGTTCTAAAACCTGATGGTTGGACTGCACCAGATTTAAGAAAATTTGTAGAAAATAACTAAAAATAATACTTGACTCCTTAGCATTTATGCGTTATAATATGTATAAAGCTAAGGAGTTTTCATGAAAATTACACCACAAACAGCAGGCGTAGGCACAACAGGTGCTACAGGCATTGCTTTATTAATCTTACACACAACAGGATATTTAACAGGATGGGCTTGGCCTTTGCTGTATGTATTCCTTATTATCTCAGGCATTGGACAAGAAAATAGGAAGGGCTAAACATGGCTATTCATGCAATGATAGACTTAGAAACACTTCATACTACTCCACAAGCTACTGTACTTACAGTAGGTGGTGTAAAATTTAATCCGTTTGACAGTTCAGAACCACACAGTGAGTTTTATTTTAAACTTGATATTGATAGTCAAAACAGAGATGTTAGTGATGATACAATTGCTTGGTGGGGACGACAAGATCCGAAAGTGCAGGAAGAAGCATTTAGTTCAGCAAACCGAGTATCAATGGAAACATTTTTAGATAGTTTACCAAAATGGATGGTAGGTGTTGATGTACTGTGGGGACACGGTTATGGGTTTGATGTAACTATTATGGAAGACATGTTGCGACAGTGTAGTAAACCTATTCCGTGGCAGTTTTGGCAAGTACGTGATAGTCGAACATTATTTGCACTAGCAAAAGTAGATCCACGCAAAGCAATGCAAACAGATTTGCATAATGCACTAGCAGATGCATACTTTCAAGCAAAGGGTGTGCAAATGGTTTATAAAGAACTAGGAGTTATATGAAAATAGGACTAAGCCTTTCTCGCTGTATGCGTGATATACTAGAAGAGCGTGTAGACATCAAAGATGTGCTAGTAATCGTTGCTCGCACAGATGTAGACCCATATAATGACAGTCACTGGACTAGTCTTTGGGAAGGTTATCTATACGGTGGTTTAAGCAACCCTGAATGGGCAGGATTAGAAGATAGACAAAAAGCTATGCATGATTTGCTCGTAGAGTTGTATGACTCAGGAAAACTACATCAACCAAGACAGTTCAAAGCACATCCGCCCCGTATGCCTTATTACTGGCTAGAGTGTTTTGTACCGCCAGAAGAAATGAATCCTGCACAACAGAAAGCGTGGGACAAATATAAACTAATAACGGACCTAGCATGACATTACCTTGTGAGCGTTACAACGCTATTAAATATACGGAACGTTTTTTGATGGATCTATGTGATCCTAAAAAGACACCTCGTGTACCACGAGAGATTAGGAATACAGCAAGAGGTTGTTTGCGACACTATCCAGGAAACTATCACCTAGATTTAATGGCAACCAAGTGTCCAGAAGTAATCGAGACTGGCAACAAGATTGATGAGCTAACTATGTTACTATATGAATATGAACAGAGGCGAGAAGATTATGGTTGAAGACAAGTCAGACTCAAAGTGGGCAGTAATGGTTTGCCTAAACAAAGAAGAAGATGACTGGATCTTTGTAACAGAAGACAACGGCAAATGCGATATGTTTAACTTACAACCTGTGTTGTTTGATGACATCAACGAAGCGATAGCATATGCAGGAACATTTGCGCTTCCGGGCAAAGAAGAAAACGTAACGGTAGTGAACTATGAAGGTTAAGATTGGTAAGTATCCAAGCAGACTAACGTGCCGTATCCATACACGTTATATGGATCGTAAGTATGGCATTGTTGATTGGCCTGTTTACGAGCCCAGCAAAGGATTAGGGCCGGGTAAGCATCCGCCGTTTAAAGAAGCGTTCTTAGAAGGACTTGAGGACGCTATACAAAGCGTATACAACGTGTTTAACTGGATATGGTTTGACAGACGTACACAGAAAGTAAAAGTACGCATAGACCGCTGGGACACTTGGAGTATGGATCATACCCTTGCTCCTATCATCTTGCCTATGCTAAAACAGTTGAAAGAAACTAAGCATGGTGCTCCTAATGTTGACATGGAAGATGTACCAAAAGAACTACGTGCTACAAAAGCACAACTAAACAAATACGCCAAAGGTGGCGATGTAGATCCTAAACACTTTGAACGTTGGGATTGGGTTATGGATGAAATGATCCACGCCTTTGAGCAAAAGAACAAAGACGATTGGCAATCATACTACTACAGTTATAACGATTGGGATATGGAAGGTATGAAAGCAGAACAAGAAAGAATAAGTAATGGGTTCCGACTCTTTGGAAAGTACTTTGAGAGCTTATGGGATTAATAGGATGATAAGATGGTATGATTATCCAGCAGCATTTTTAATGGCAGATGTATTGGCAACTTCTTTCTTTACAATACCTGTATTTGGTGCTATAATAGCGTATGTATTATATGAGTTTGGCTGGAACTGGTATTGTAATTTTAGATTAGAGCAGGAAAATAGATGAAAGAATTATGGGTAGAAAAGTATCGTCCGAAAACAGTAGATGGATACGTATTTAGAGACGAAGCACAACGAGCACAAGTGCAGACTTGGATTAAAGATAAAACTATTCCGCACTTGTTGTTTAGTGGTAATGCAGGCATTGGTAAGACAACACTTGCTAAACTATTGTTTAACGAACTAGATATTAATGATCTAGACATTCTAGAAATTAACGCATCGCGAACAAACTCAGTTGACGATGTACGAGATAAAATTGTTAACTTTGTACAGATGATCCCATTTGGGGACTTTAAGGTTGTATTACTAGATGAAGCAGATTACTTATCACCAAACGCTCAAGCAGCTCTCCGTGGGGTTATGGAGGAGTATCATACTACTGCTCGTTTCATTCTTACTTGTAACTATCCAAATCGTGTTATACCCGCTTTGCATAGTAGGTGTCAAGGTTTCCACATTGCTAAGATTGACCAAACTGAGTTCACGGCTAGAGTCGCTGAAATCCTTATCACTGAAGGTGTTACTCCTGATTTGGATACGTTGGATACCTACGTAAAAGGCACATATCCAGACTTGCGCAAATGTATCAACACAGTACAAATGAATAGTGTTGACGGTGTATTGAATAAACCCAACGAAGGCGACACAGGCGAGAGTGACTGGAAACTTGAAATGGTTGAACTGTTTAAAGCAGGTAAGATTCAAGAAGCACGTAAATTATTGTGTGGCGCAATTCGTCCAGAAGAGATGGAAGAAGTGTATCGTTGGCTATATGACAATATTGAACTATTTGGTGATGCAGAACAACAAGATCAAGCAGTACTAACAATCAAACAAGGAATGGTAGATCATACATTGGTTGTTGATCCAGAAGTTAATTTGGCAGCTACACTTATTAGATTGGCAAGATTGTGAATTTTGAACCGCAAACAATGACAGCGGCTTGGCCTACTCTTTTTTTCAGTTATAAGTATAAAAACTATCAACAAAATAAGGATAAACTATTAGACTTAATTTACGATATGTCTAATAAACAAAATGAAGATATTGATAGTGGTGTTTCAGCTAGTCTTAAGTCTAATTTAAAAGAAAGTAAATTTAACTTTTTAGAAACGCAGACACCTGAGGTGCAAGATCTAAAATTATTCTTTAATAACTGTATTAGCAATATAATGACTCACGGGCTTTCCAGTACTGGTTTATTCAATTTAGATCAAAATGTAAAACCGGCAGTACAGATTAAAGAAAGTTGGTATCATATTACAAACGACAACGGTAGTCACGGATTTCATATACATCCAGGATATAGTTGGGGTGCTATTTTTTATTTACAATCATCAGAATGTTCAACAAGAACATCTAACGGTATAAATAGGTTCTATAATATGAACACAGTTGCTGGTGCAAATGACTTAGGAAGTCAATGGTGGGAACAGCATATGTTTTTAGACGCAGAGCCTGAAGAAGGAACTGTTTTTATATTTCCTGCTTGGATACCGCACGAAGCCACAAAGTATAATGGTGCTGAAGATAGAGTTATAATTAGTGTAAACACAAATGTTTTTGGAGAGTTATAAATGACGTACTTAGTTACAGAAAATTGTATCAAATGTAAGCACACTACATGCGTTGAAGTGTGTCCAGTAGATTGTTTTTATGAGGGTGAAAACTTCTTGGTAATTAATCCCGATGAATGTATTGATTGCGGAGTATGTGAACCAGAGTGTCCTATTGATGCTATTGTACCAGACCATACACTTGACGAGCAAGAACTTATTAAGTGGACAGAGATAAATCAAAAGTATAGTGAAGTTTGGCCTGTAATTACAGAGTCAAAAGGTGCTCTACCCGATCACGAAGAATGGGACGGAGTACCCAATAAACTACCAATGCTATCAGGACAGCCGGGTGAAGGAGATATGTAATGATCAAGGCAATACTAGCATGTGACGACTACGGTGGCGTAAGTAAAAATGGCACTTTACCCTGGCCTAACAATCCAACAGACCTTAGATGGTTCAAAGATAACACAGCAGGACACATTGTTATAATGGGATCTACTACTTGGGATGATCCGCATATGCCGCGTCCGTTGCCTAAGCGTACTAATGTACTAGCAACTTCACGCAAGGATGATTACCCGGGTGCAGATATGTATATTAGTGGTGATTTAAACAGTGAAGTAAAACAGATTGAACATGAAAACGAAGGTGTTATTACTTGGGTGATTGGTGGTCCAAAGATCATAGAGCAAACATTAGGTGTTATTGATGAATTCTTTTTAAGTCGTATTCCTGGCGCATATGCTTGTGATACATTTTTACCACTTAGAAAGATTGAATCGTTATTTGAAAAAACGTGGACAGAGAGCCACGATGCAGTTACATTTGAGATTTGGAAAAAACGGAAAACAGTATGAAGCAATATTTAGACGCATTACATCACATTTTATTACACGGCAAGGACCGCGATGACAGAACAGGCGTAGGCACACGTAGCGTATTTGGTTATCAAATGCGTTTTGATTTACGTAATGAATTTCCTGCTGTAACTACAAAGAAACTTGCATGGAAAAGTGTTGTAAGTGAACTGCTATGGATGCTAGAAGGATCTAGTGACGAACGTAGACTTGCTGAAATACACTACGGCAAGCCTAGAGAAGAACTAGTAGGCAAAACAACTATTTGGACTGCTAATGCTGACAACCAAGGCAAGCAACTAGGTTATGTTAATGACGATACAACAAAAGATTTAGGTCCTGTATACGGTCATCAATGGCGCAGTTGGGATGCACAACTTGGGTTTGTAGATCAAATTGCAGAAGTGTTAGAAAATATGTACTATAATCCGGATAGTCGTAGACACATTGTTAGTGCATGGAATGCTGACAGAGTAAACGTAATGGCACTTCCGCCATGTCATACTATGTTTCAATTTCACATACAAGATGGCGAGCTAAGTTGCCAATTGTATCAGCGTAGTGCTGATATGTTCTTAGGTGTTCCTTTTAACATTGCTAGTTATAGTTTGTTGACACATATGTTTGCACAACTGCTTGATCTTAAAGTAGGTGACTTCATATGGACTGGCGGAGATTGCCATATCTATCAAAATCACTTTGAACAAGTGCAACAACAAATTATTAGAACGCCTGTTACAGGACCTACACTAGAAATGCCTGTGTTTAAAGATTTAAACGAACTAGTAAAAACTACTCCTAGTGATTATAAACTTATCGGATATACTCCAATGGATTCAATCAAGGCGCCTATGGCTGTATGATAGGAATAAACTGGCAACAAGATCCGCAGCGTTCTATAGAGGAAAAATATGCTTGGTTACCCGTTCGTAGTGGTTCAAACAAACGCATCTGGTTAAGCAAATATTATGTCCAACACACATATTATGACGATAACGGTAAGCCGCCTATCAAAGGACCCAGTTGGATTTACATTTATACAAAGAATGAATTTCTTCTAGAGCAATTAAAATGAAAACTAAATTTATAGATGCATATATGGATGTTGCAGAACGATTTGCACAACTAAGTCATGCCGAACGATTACAAGTAGGTTCAATAATTGTAAAAGATGATCGTATTATTAGCATTGGATATAACGGTATGCCTACAGGATGGGATAATTGTTGCGAACATACTATACAACATCATGAACTAGGAACATCTACTACTGTATCTAAAGCAGAAGTTTTACATGCAGAAACTAATGCTATTGCTAAATTAGCAAAAAGCGGAGAAAGTGGCCTGGGTGCAACAATGTTTGTTACACATGCACCTTGTATAGACTGTGCCAAATTAGTCTATCAAAGCGGAATAACCACTGTGTACTACAAAAATGAATATCGTAGTACACAGGGTTTAGAATTCCTTAATAAATCAGGTGTTGAAGTTATTCATCACCATAAACTTTAAGAACTTCTTTTACTGCATTGTGTCTTTCAATATCTCCTTGACCAAAGTTGACTATGTCGATATGTGCTGAGTTAGATTGTACTAAACGGTCTGTAAAGTCTATTAAACCGTTATCCTTAATGCGGTCTGCTTGTGCCAAATCACCAGTTACAGCCATTTGACTTTCTTCACCTAGTCGTGTTAGAAGCATCTTCATTTGATTAGGTGTAGCGTTTTGCATTTCATCCGCTAAAATGAACGATTTTTTAAATGTTCGTCCACGCATATATGCTAAAGGCGCAATTTCAATTATACCTTCTTCGATCATACCTTCGATTTGTTTTGCATCAAAGTACTCACGTAGTACATCAAATATAGGTCTTGTCCAAGGCGCCATTTTTTGTTCTAACGTTCCTGGTAAGAATCCTAAATCTTCGTCCACACTTACAGCTGGACGAGTAACAATAATCTTATCAACTGCACCCTCTTTAAAGAGCTTAACTGCGACCTGTACTGCAAGTAATGTTTTGCCCGTACCTGCAGGACCGATTCCAAAGACAATATCTTTGGTGTCATCTAACAGTTTTAATACATATGATTCTTGATTTTTGTTTCTAGGAAGTATTGTTACTTCTTGTTTTTTGTTGAAAGGTTTAATATTCACTACATTGTCGTAGCTGTTAAAATTTTGCTTGTTAGCAGTCTTTCTTTTAGCACCCATTAAGTGTCCTCCTTTGGGTTGATAGTTTGTAAGGACGTAATCTGCAAGGCAAATTCTCCCTTACAAAGATATTTATCGCAATTTGCAGCCAAAAATAAATGTACTTAACGATCTAACTCCGATAAATAAGTATAGCAAAGAATGGATTACTAATATGAAAGATGTCTTAGATATTATTAAAAACATAGAATCTATATACGATTCAAATACTGCCTTCAATGTACTTAAAGACTTTGAAAGAGTATTAGACGAATTAGATATCTATGTCTATAAAAATTGGGCAGATGGCGAAGTCTGTGAAGGACCTAATATAGATAGACATTGGGTAACATGTAGTTTTTTCTGGGACAAAGATAAAATGCCAGACCCAATGGGTGGCAAACGTTTACTTGACTATGACTGCAAAGTTAACTATACTAAAACATATATTGTAGAACCACGTAAAATTGAAAAACAAGACGACATTCGTCCTGGTACTAAAAAGGGCAAATTGGATAGACGTCCTATTTGGGTAGTTGAAATTAAAATGCCTAAAAAACTAATAGCAGACATTTATTCAGGATACATTGAATCAGCATACATTGATCCAACACAAACTCCTGAGCCGTCACCAGAAGCATCTCCAGTAGATGCAGCAGCAGATGCAGGTTCAGCAGCAGAAACAGAGCTGGAGCAAGCATAATGGGATTACAAAAAGAAGACTTAATTGACACAGTTGATCACATCATTGAAATAGACTCGTATGCAAGTAAAATGGGCGAGGATCGTGATATTGTAACCTTATCATTTAGCACAACAACAAAAGAAAGTGCAAAAGATTTAGCAGGATTTATTGAAAGAGGTTATGAATACGTATTAGATGCCGATGTTACAGCTGGAGAACAGTCAGACGGAACATACAAAGTATTTGTAGAACTAGAAAGAGACTCGACAGTTAGTGAAAACATTATGGAACTTGCTAACGGAGTAGTAAATCTTACAGGTGAAAAAGATTTTAGATTCCGTTACCATAAACAATTCCGCAGTATGCCGTTAACTGTAGAAGAATTAAATAGAGCAGTGCCAAATGATCCGGAACTGTACGGTGTTGATTCAGATATATTAACAGATATGACTGAATCAAAAAATAACTATACAAACTTTTTTAATAAAAGTATGTTAGAAAATGTAAACATGTGGAGTAACATGATTACATTAAAGAAGACTTATGCTGATCCTGTAGCATTTCAATTTATAGACTTTGGACCAACTGAAAAAACGATCAACAATATCGAAGAAAGTTTCAACCCAAATGACTTCTCAGAAATTATATTTTTAACTAAGTACTTAGGTGACTATAATATCACCAAGTACGGTACTAAATTAACTTTTGATAACGATGGTGAAACATTAGTACTCGAACGAATAATGTTGTAAAGGATATAGAATGTTAACAGCAGGACAATTTGCGGATTTATTTCCGAGGTGTAGCGACCCCGATGGTTGGGTTGATGCAATGAACGAAGTATTTCCGAAGTATGAAATTAATACCAATCGCCGGGTTGCAGCGTTTTTAGCACAATGCGGACATGAATCTGGGGGTTGGAGAACATTTAGCGAGAACCTAAATTATAGTGCAAAGGCACTTGATGCGGTTTTTGGCAAATATTTTAAGAGAGCAGGACGTGATGCTGAAGATTATGCAAGACAGCCAGAAAAAATTGCAAATGTGGTGTATGCTAATCGCATGGATAATGGTGATACAGCATCTGGTGATGGGTGGCGTTATCGCGGCCGTGGTCCTATCCAACTAACTGGTAAGCACAACTACGCAAAATTTTCCGATGATATGGACGTAGACGCAGTTAATAATCCAGACATGGTAAGTGAAGATAAAGAAGTAGCACTAATGAGTGCTATTTGGTATTGGAATTCAAACAAATTAAATCGTTACGCAGATAGTGGGGATATTAAAACTCTTACTAAGCGTATCAACGGCGGCTATATTGGCCTTGAGGATCGTATTCATCATTGGGAAATGTGTTTAGAAGCACTAGGTGAAGATGTAGAAACACACCACGGTGACGATGAAGACGATAGTTTTGATTTAGACGATATTGGTGTACTAAGAAAAGGTGCAAGAGGCGACGGCGTAAAAATGATGCAAGAAGCATTAGGCGTTGGCGCTGATGGTATTTTTGGTGCAGGAACAGAAGCAAAACTTAAAGAATGGCAAGCTGAAAACGGCTTGGATGCTGATGGTGTTGCAGGTCCTGCTACATTAGGTAAATTATTGGGATAAAATAACAGAGCAATTGCTCGGAGAAATATATGGCAAAAATTATGATAGGAATCATTATAATGATGAGCGGAATAGGTTATTGGTATTATACTGATACCCAAAACACTATCGCCGTATTAACTGCAAATAATGCAAAATTAAACTTAGCAGTTGCAACTAATGAAGAAACTATAAAAACAATGGCGGCGGATTTTGCTGCCGCCAATGAAGAACTTAAAAAAACTAATGCAGAATTTGCTGCTACAAGAGAACAAAATAATCAGCTTGCATCTAAGTTGCAAGAACACGATTTAGAATTAACTGCTGCTGCTAGACCAAGGTCAGTGCAAAGATTAATCAATGGTGGTTCTAAAAATGCAGGTAGATGTTTTGAATTACTATCAGGATCACCTTTAACGGAGAAAGAGAAAAATGCAAAGACGGATAAAAGTTTTAATAACGAATGTCCTTGGCTTTATGATACTTATAAGTCTCGCGGCATGCTCAACAGCGCCACAGAGGATTGAAGTATCAAGCAAACCTGTTACTAAGCCTGAGCTAATTCTTCCAAGTGTTGATACTGTCAACATGCGTAAAATTGAGTGGATTATCCTTACCGAAGATAACATGGAAGAGGAACTTGCTAAGTGGACATCCGGTGGTAAGCCATTAGCAATCTTTGCTCTTACTGCAAAAGGTTATGAAAATTTAGGTTTAAACTTTAGTGATGTACGTGCATTAGTACAACAACAGCAAGCTATTATACTAGCATATGAAAATTATTACAAAGCTGCAAATACTGCATTAGATAATGCAGAAATATCAAGACAACAAGAAGAAGCAAAAGATGCAGCAGAAGCGGCACAGGGCAATACTTCATTAGTAGATAGACTGAACCCATTTAACGACTAAATTACGATAAATATAGTTGTAGGAGAATACACATGCAACTTATAGATAGTATGTTAAGTGACACACTGTGGATCTACACAAGTATTATTGGAGCACTTTTGGGTGCGGCTTTTTTAGCGTACTTTAGAAACACACGAGCAGGTCTTTGGTGCTATGCTAAATTCGATATGTTTTTAGACTGGCTAGTAGAACGTTGGGGCCTTACATGGTTTGAACAACCAGTAGATGCGTGGCGTAAAAAGTATCCATATGTAACAAAAAAGATTGATGAGCTAGAGGCTCGCATTAAAAAGCTAGAGGGGAAAAAGTGATGGCAGAAGAAGAGATTAAAAAATCAGGGCATCATCCAGCAGATACAAACGGCGATGGCAAAGTATCTAATGAAGAACATGCAATGTACATGGAGTTCAAACGTAAAGAGTTAGAAGACGCAGATGCTATGCGTGATGCACAGCGTAATATGGCTTGGTTTGCACTATTTGGTATGCTACTATATCCGTTTGCTGTTGTATTAGCAGTTATGATCGGACTTGAACAAGCATCAAAGATACTAGGTGACATGGCAGCAACATATTTTGTATCCGTTGCAGCAATTGTAGCAGCGTTCTTTGGTGGACAGGCATTTTCATCTAAAAAATAACCAGTACTAACTGTATGTAATAGTCCATGCGATAAGTATGTGTATGGACTATTATTCTATTTTAGGAATTCCTAAAAATGCATCCGAACAAGATATACGCAAAGCATACAAAAAGAAAAGTATGCTACATCATCCTGACCGCGGAGGCAATGAGGAAGAATTTAAAAAGGTAAACGAAGCATACCAAACGTTGCGTGATAATCAAAAGCGTCAACAATACGATAATCCTGGTCCAGATTTTTCATTTAATTCACAACATTTTCAACAAGGTCGTAATCCATTTGCAGGAACGCCATTTGAAGACATATTTGGACGTAATCCTGCAGGGCAACACGGACGAGGACCGACACCAAGAAATAGAGACATAACATTACAGGCAAAGATTGATCTAGAAGAAGTATTATTAGGCAAAAATTTAATTATACAGTACACATTGTCAAATAGAAATTTAGAAACTGTTACTGTAGACGTACCACCTGGTGCAAGACATGGAGATACTATAAAATATCAAGGGTTAGGCGATAATGGAGATCCACGTTTTCCAAGAGGTGACTTAAATGTACGTATGCATATAAACAAACATCGTCAGTGGGCTAGAGATGGTGACAATTTAATTGCCAAAATAGACACAAATGTATTTGACTTTTTAACAGGAGGTGCTATAATAGTTAAAACGTTAGATAAAAAAGAGTTAGAATTAAAAATACCAAAAGGCACACAACCAGGTCAAACGTTTAATATACCAGGTTACGGAGTACCGAACCTACAAACAGGCAAAAGAGGAAATGTTTACATTACAGTTAATGCACACATTCCAATAATAAAAGACGAAGGTCTTATACAAAAAGTAACACAACTGAAAAACGAATTAAAGGATTTATAGTATGGTCGAGCCAAGTAGCGAATTAAAACTTGTATTTGATAAGAGTATTAAAGACGCACAAAAATTAAAGCACGAATATGTAACATTAGAACATCTGTTATATGCAATGTTCTGTGAAGAAAACTTTACAAATGTAATGAATATGTACGGTGCCGATGTTGATTATGTAAAAGCTAACCTTGAACATCATCTTAAAACTAATTGTGATGATATCAAGACTGACGCTGATAAGTTTAAGCCAAAGAAGACTTCTACAGTAGAACGTGTATTGAACAGAGCATTTACACAAGTTTTATTTGCCGGACGTAGTCACATTGAACTTGCTGACGTGTTACTTGCTGTACTATCTGAAAAGAAAAGTATTGCTGTTTATTTCTTAGAAAAAGGCGGAGTAGAGAAAGCTAAGTTTGCATCGTTTATTGACAACGAAGTTGAGCTAGAAACTGAAAGTGAAGAGATTTCAAGCGAAGCACGTAGAGCATTACGTGCATTTACTACTAATCTAAACGATCAAGTAAAGCGTGGCAAAGTTGATCCTATTATTGGACGTTCAGATGAACTAGAAAAACTAGCATTAGCATTAGGACGTCGAGCAAAGAACAATGTACTTATGGTAGGTGATCCAGGTGTTGGTAAAACTGCTATTGCTGAAGGACTTGCATTTAAAATTGAACAAGATGATGTACCTAACTTCTTAAAAGAATATAAAGTATATAACTTAGACATTGGTGCTATGCTTGCTGGTAGTAAATATCGTGGAGACTTTGAAGAACGCTTTAAATTAGTTCTACAGGCTCTTACAAAGCAAGGAAAAACTATTATGTTCATCGACGAAGCACACATGATGAATGGTGCCGGTGCTGGCGGACAAGGCAATTCAAATGACTTAGCAAATATGTTAAAGCCTGCACTTACTAAAGGTGACTTGAAAGTTGTTGCATCCACTACTTGGGAAGAATATCGCAAGTACTTTGAAAAGGATCGTGCATTAATGCGTCGATTCCAGCGTGTTACTATTGACGAGCCAACACCTGAAGTAACTAAAGATATCTTGAATGGTCTTAAAAAGTATTATGAAGAATATCATGGTACAACTATTAGCGAGGAAGCAATTGATGCTGCCGTTAAACTAAGTGTAAAGTATCAATCAGATAAGAAGTTGCCAGATAAGGCAATTGACTTAATTGATATTGCTTGTTCTAGATTCAAATTGAACGATAATCACGAAGGTGAAAAAATTGTTGCTGAAGCAAATATACAATATGAGCTTGCTAATATCATTAATATGCCTGCAGAACAAGTTGCCGAGAAAGAAAGTGAAAATCTTATGCACCTTGAAGACAATCTAAAGAAAGTTGTATATGGTCAGGACGAAGCACTTGAAAGTATTGTAGATAAAATTCTTGTTAGTCAAGCAGGACTAAAGCCAGATGATAAACCAGTAGGTGCATTTGTGTTTATGGGCCCAACAGGCACAGGTAAAACTGAAACTGCAAAAGCACTTGCATCTAATCTAGGTGTTAAACTTGTACGTTTTGATATGAGTGAATACATGGAGAAGCATAGTGTTGCCAAGTTGATTGGTTCTCCTCCAGGATATGTTGGTCATGAAGATAATGCAGGACAGTTAATTACTCGATTGCAAGAAAATCCTAATTGTGTATTGCTTTTAGATGAAATTGAAAAGGCACATCCTGATGTTTCACAAATTTTGTTACAGTTAATGGACAATGGCATGGTTACTGGTAGTAACGGTAAAGAAGCTGATGCACGTAACTGTACACTAATTCTTACAACTAACTTAGGTGCTAAACAAGCAGAGAAAAATGCTATTGGCTTTGGTGAAGAAGAAGAATTTACATACGAAGATACTGAATTTAAACGTTTCTTTGCGCCAGAGTTTAGAAATAGACTTGACGGTGTGATTACGTTTGCTAAATTAGGTAAAGAAGTAATGATGAAAATCGTTGGTAAGTTCTTGCTTGAACTTAAAAATATGGTTATTGATAAAAATATCGATATTACTGTTACTGACGAAGCACTTGATTACTTGGTAGAGAAAGGATTTGATCCTAAAAACGGAGCTCGTCCATTACAGCGTGTGATTGACAAAGAAATTAAACGTCCATTGTCTAGACAAATACTATTTGGTGATTTGAAGAATGGTGGCACTATAAATATTAACTTTGTTGATAATAGTTTAAAGTTAGAAGTGTTAAATGAATCCACAAAAACAACTGAAACTGCATGACACTCGCAAACTGCACTATGGGGAGTACTTGTATAAACTAGTACTCCACAATCCTCTTTGTACTATGTTTAGGAGTGAATTACAAAAGAATGGTAAGCTATCACATGTTAGAGAACAACTGGATATTCTAACAGAAAAATATAGAAATAATATTCCTCTTACTCGTAAAGCATTTAGAACAGAAATACAATTAGATATTGACGATTATCTAGATGCTAAAGATGTATATTCATGTTTAAAACTTGCAAATAACTATAAAATAAGAGTTTCTCCTTACATGACTCTTATTCTTTACACCAACGATCGCAGTTTATTAGTAAAGATAATAAACAAAATGCGTGTTAGTGCTGAAGAATTTTGGGAGCCGCGTTCAGAAGAAATTGAGTTGCTAAAGAAAGAAGAAAATATTGTAATTGTTGACACTGCTCCACAGTTTCCATTAAAAGTATGGTTCAATACTAATAGAGTTCCTAGTGGCTTTGTGGATTGGATAGAAGCTAATAAAGACAAAGCACGTATAGGCGATAAAGCATTAGACTATTTAGTAAATGACGGACATCTAAATGGCTATTATATGTATATTAGAGATGAACGTGTAATGCAACTTGTGTATATGCTGGCTGGTTCTTCTATACGTCGAATCGACAAATTAGTTTACAATAGCAATATAGATAAATAGTTATATGGCACAGAGTGAAACAATATTAACAGCACAAACTCATCCAGGGGACAGTACAATTGAATCTGTAACTGGAGAGAAGTTTAAAGGTGACGGCTATTATGGTCGTAGTGACGGATTTCATACCGTACAGTACAACATAACTGGGTTTCAGGGTAAGATTAAAATGCAAGCAACTCTTGCAACTAATCCTGTAGATGCTGATTGGTTTACACTTGACGCAACAGAACATGAAACTATTGGATTTGCAAACGACAGTGCAATAGCAACTGGCTCGCACATAAAGAACTTTACAGGGAACTATGTATGGGTAAGAGTTGTTATAAGTAGCTGGTCAGACGGTACAGTAAATTCAATACAACTTAATCATTGAGGATTTAAAATGGAGTATTTTGTAAGAGTAGTAATGGATAAGGTAGAAGGTGCATCTAAATTAGATGAAAGCATCTTTCCTTCACAGGAAATATATGAAACAGCACAAGACTGTACTGTATTTCAATTTGAATTGCCTCGTGAATTAACAGAATCAGAAGCAGACGAATATGCTAATCGATTAGCAAATGTTATGTTTGAAAATGGTTACGAAGATTTTGATATTGAGATGGGATCAGAAGGATCTTATGTTGATGAAGAAACATATGATGACGATGATGAGTTTTTTGAAGCATATGGTATGCTACATTACAACTTAGATGATGATCCGATGGACGAAGCAGAGTATCAAGGTCGCAAAGTTAAACTAGGCAAGCCTATGCAAGGTGACGTTAAGAAGTTTAAGGTATATGTAAAAGATCCTAAAACAGGTAACGTAAAGAAAGTAAACTTTGGACACGGTGGCTCAAGTGTTAAAGGCAAAGCAATGAGCATTAAGAAAAATAATCCCAAAAGACGTAAGAGCTTTAGAGCAAGACACAACTGTGATAATCCAGGACCACGCACAAAGGCACGTTACTGGTCATGTAGGAAGTGGTAATATGCGTATTGATGAATTTGCAAAGCCTATGGATGACCGATTACCATTTGATGTAGTTGATGATGTATGCATTTACATGCGTAACGATCCTATGTTCTATCGTAAAAGTTTATTTCCAGCAATTATGAAAATGAAAGACTCGTATGATCGAGGTGAAACACCTAATGAAAGTAGTTGTTTGGAAAGCACTTGTTCAGAGGGAATGAACTCTTATTGTAAAAAATTTAAATTAGGTTCTCCTGAAAACGTTTTTAAGCCAGAAGATAAGCAGTTAATTATGAACAAATTATACGGCGAGGAAATGAAGCAAATCAAAGATGGAGCATACTAATGTTTTTGAGAGAACTGTTTGAAGCACCGACAAAGAAGGCAGTTCTTGCATTTGGACGTTTAAATCCTCCAACAATTGGTCATGCTAAATTAGTCGACGCTATAACTTCACAAGACGGTGACCACTACCTTTTCTTGTCACAAACACAAAAACCTAAAACAGATCCATTAGACTTTGCTACTAAAATGAAGTTAGCAAAGCAGTTTTTCCCCGGCATTAACATTGGACACCAGGCAGTACGTACACCTATACAAGCATTAGAGAAACTACAAAGTCTAGGCTATACTGATATTGTGTTTATTGCGGGCAGTGATAGAGTAGATAGTTTCCAAAAACTATTCGACACTTACAACGGACAACCTGATAAAGCAGGTAATGTTCCTTTTAAATTTAATTCAATTAAAGTAGTAAGCGCAGGCGAGCGTGATCCAGATGCTGACGGTGCTGAAGGTATGAGTGCAAGTAAAATGAGAGCAGCAGCAGCCGCTGGTGATTTAGAATCGTTTGCACAAGGTGCTCCAGATAAGAGACTTGCTAAAACTATGTACGATGCAGTACGCAAAGGTATGGGCGTTGCTGAACCTGCAACAACAGAGCGCGAACTTAGCAAAGGTGAAGAAAAAGAAAAAGAACGTATTGTAAAAGGTATGAAAAAAGGAAAGGCTGGATTTAAAAAGCGTTACGGTAAAGATGCTGACGCAGTAATGTATGCGACTGCAACTAAGATGGCTAAAAAATAATGGATATTGAAAGGCTTAAACAACTAGCAGGGGTAAATGAATTTAAAGGGTATACAGAATACACTCTTGAAGACATGAGCCAAACTGCTACAGAACTAAAGAAAAAAGAAAAAGCAAATAATATTAAGCCGGGCGACAAAGAATGGTTTGAATTGTGGTTTTCAAAACCTTATATGACAGGACATACTTTTAGAGGACGTAATAAAAAGTGAGTAAAATAAAAAAGTGGTGGAACGAGTTTTGGCTCGAAGAATACGAACTTATTATTTGGGTAGCTGATACAGTAACAGTACATCAAGATGGTGCTAGAACTGAAACTTGGAAGGAAAAAAGATATAAAGCAAAGAAGTTAATTAAAACTAACCCAAAGCACTTTGTTTTTATAGACTTGAATCAACGTAGAAATGAAATTAAATTTTTAAAACCTGTTGATTTTCATGTAATTAAGGTTTGGTAATGAAAGTAAATGAATTATTAGAAGCTGTTGGACGTATTACTAAACAGAATCAAACTGTTGATGTAGGTCCCGACGAAGTTACTAAACAGGCTGCTAAGTTTGGCAATAAAGTAGACAAAGACGGACGTCCTCCTACACTAAGTAAAAAAGTTAAAGGTAAAAGTACTAATGTACTATTTAATTTAGGGCTTGTAAAATGAAGAAGTTAGATATAAAACAAGCAGAACCAATACGTGCAAAGTTTACTCCTGATTGGGAGATACGTAAAGGAAAATACTTATATAAAAAAGTAGCGTTTGATGATTATAATCAAGCATTAGAATTTTTACAAATGATTAAAGACCCGCAGATTGAACTAGATCATTTTGCTGATATTGGAGTGTTCTATAACGAACTTATCTTAATGGTATACACACACGATGTAGGTGGTCTTACACAACTTGACTTCGAACTTGCACTACATATTGACGAACATTTAGGTCATTTAAATGCACGTACACTAGACGAAGGACAAGCTATTGACAATCCAAAAAACACATTTTTATCAAAGTCAGATACTGCATATGACTTTTTAAGAGTAGGAAAAACTATTTCTAACTTATCAAATGCTAAGAAAAGTGACAACAGAGACGAACCAGATGTAATGATTGTTCCGTTTGGTGGTAAGAAAGAAAAAGACCATCTTAAGAAAGGTCTTAAAAAAGCAGGATACAAAACACAAGATGCTGATAAACCAGGTGATGATGCACATGTAGATGAAAACTTTGCTGACGGTAAGAAAAAAGGCAAAAGCAGACCAGGCAGAGTAAAAAAGTCTGGTGCTAGTTGCAATGGATCAGTTACAGCACTACGCAAACGTGCTAAGAACGCAAGTGGTGAAAAGGCTAAAATGTATCACTGGTGTGCAAATATGAAGTCAGGTAGAAAGAAGAAATAATGTTTAGTAAACAATGTAAATTACACCTAGATGAAAAAGGTGAAACAGGATTAGAACATATGAAGGCTGCATTAACAACAGCCGTAAAATTGCAATTACTTGTACCAGCACTAGTAGTACACAGTGTTGCTCCACGCTTCTTTACTGAAACAGCAACTAAAACAATGCAAAACATATTGGATCAAAGATAGTGGTTTGGGATTCTGGTCATAAGCAAATTGGATATAGTAGCGAATGGTTAGAGTATGAAAATAGAAATAATTTAGATCATTATATTGAAAAATATAAAGAACACGAAGCAAATGCAACAAGTACTAATGAACGCAACCAGTACTGGAAAAATTACAAAGTTAACTTAACTAGATAAATATACTATAAGGAGTATACTATGAAAATGCATGAAATTGACGAAGGGTTTGTAGATTCTGTAAAGCATGGCTTTAAGAAATACAACGATCGTGATGCTGTAGTATCTCCATTTAAGGCTGGGTTGAAAGACGCAGGTGAAAAAGATAAAGATAAAAAAGACCAAAAGAAAAAAACTAAAGTTAAAACTGAAACAACTGCTGGTGATGTAGCATCTAGTATGGGTGGAGGTAATGGATTTGTAGGCGGTGGCGTTGGTACTATTAAACGTGCGCCTGGGTCAAAGAAAAAGAAAAAAGCGGTTAAGAGATAACGGAGCAACCAATGAGAAAACAAGAAATTGAAGAAGGATTAGGCGAACTAGCTGACGTTGCTGAACGCGACCATGAAGTTCAAATGGCTCGTGCCGATCTTTATAAACTAGCAAAGTATGCTATCAAACTACATGAAATGCTTAAAACTGTTTCTGAAGCTGAAGGTATTGAAGGTTGGCAACAAGCTAAAATTACAAAAGCCGCAGACTATTTAGGTTCTGTATATCACTCACTTGATTATGATATGGCACACGACGGCGGGCAATTAGGAGAATCAAAGAAAGATACTCATTGTTCAGATAAATGTTGCGGTGCAGAGCTTAAAAGAGAAGACTGTAAATGTCCTGCAGATTGCGAGCATTGCAATTGTAATGACCCAAAGGTTGAAGAAGGTAAGTTTAAATCAGATGCACACCGTAAAGCAGTACATGCCGGCAAAGCAAGTGGCAAAAAGAAAAAAACTAGTCTTAGAAAAGAATCACTCCAAGATAGATTAGCATCAAAACTTTCTGAGTCTGAACAAACTTGTAACGAATGCGGCAAAGCAATGCTAACTGCTTCTGAAAAGAAAGAACTTGCAGATCTTGAAGAAGGCAAGCGTCACGGCAACAGCAAAATCTATAAGAAGTGCTGGAAAGGCTGTCGTAAAGTAGCAGGAGTACCGCGTGGCCAGCCTGGCTCGTGCAAGTGTGATTAATCATGGACTACAATGCACTACAACATAAACTATTTGCACTAGATCCAACTGATCCAGCAGAAGACTTGCGCAAACTAACTGAGTCGGCAAGCAGTCAGGCGCAGGGAAATGTAGCAGAGACTGTAAATTATGTGCAAGAAAGTGTTGAAGTAAAAGAAGGTACTATGCCAGTTGAAGGTGACTACAGTTTAGGTGACTTTGCTGCTCTAGCAGGTGTTGCACTTACTGAATCACAAAAGAAAGGTTCTGCAGGGCAGGCAAAGGGTAAAGATCCAATGCCTAGTGCAAAGCCTGGACGTACTAAACATCCGTTAAAAGATAAACTTGTAGGCGAAGATGATGACCGAATTGCACAGTTAGAAGCTCGTGTTGCACAGTTAGAAGTAATGTTAGCAGAAGCAACTAAAGATAAAGTTATTAAAGCTCGTGATCCTAATGCACAGTACATGAATGATTTGCGTAAGAGTGGAGCAATGGGCGCACACAAAGATAAGAAAAAAGATGCTAAAGCTGGCAAAATGAAACACAAAGCAAACTATGCTACTGAGTCGATCAAAGACGAGTTATGGGCAAAGTTAAATGCAATTAGTAAATCTTAATCCAACATTTACTCACACACCTTTCTTAACCAAACCTATACAAAACCATTTAGTAGAAACACTTCCATTCAAAGACTTTGACAAAGATGGTTATGAGGTTCCAACACCTTTAGAACATTTGCATTATGAAGAAAACGGTGTCGAGCTTAATAGAGAAATACAATATCATATAGCACCTGTGCAAGAATGGTATCACGATACAGAACAAAGTGAACACGGGCTAGTATTAGATCATTGTATGTTGCTAACTCGTTATGCATTTGCAGGTGCAGCTAGACAACAATTAGAAGAAGTTTGTGTTAATCGTCCAATACTTCAAAAATTACTAAACATCAAACCAAAATGGGGTATTGACTTTTCATTAGACTATGTTACACACAATGTAGTAATGGAAGTGATTCATATCGAACAAGACTTCGATAATATAGAAGAAGCATTAGATGCAAAAGAACGCTTAGAAGCAATCATAGATAACACAGACTGGTATGACGGCGCAATGCGTTTATACCAGCGTAAAGATGAATGGGAGAACCTAAGCTCCGATGATCATTCAGATTATAAAGCACAATTTTTTGGCTGGGAACGTGCTTTTGATAACAAAAAAGTGTTTTAAACACTTGACAAACCTCTAAATATATCGTATAATATAACTTAATATAAACTATTAATAGGAGAATAGTAATGGGTAGTCGCACCTACGGAGCAGAAGAAAAAGCAAAACTAGAACGTCTTGTCAAAGAAGGCGTAACAGTATTGCAGGAAGTAGAAGATCTAAACACAGGTCTAAAAGAAACAGTAAAAGCTGTTGCAGAAGAAATGGATATCAAACCAAGTCTTATTAACAAAGCAATTAAAATTGCACAAAAACGTGATTGGGATTCACATGCTGATGCATATGACGATCTAGAAACAATTATTACTACATTAGGTTACGATAAGTGATTAAAACAATAGGACATTTCTTTAAAGAAAGTTATAAAACTAGTCCAGTAGCGTTTTACGCTGAAATGGTCGAAGCAGTATTGCTTATTGGTGCAAGTGCTGTTTTGGCCTTTACTATCTTAGATCCTGCTACCAAGACATTTGTTCCAATGTATCTTATAGGTAGTATACTAGGTATTGTAAGTGCTGTAATTAGAAAAGCAGCATTTGTTATTGTATTATGTAGTTGGTTTACAGCAATGAATGCATATTCATTATATCAACTATTTTTTATATGATAGCATATATATGTTAGAGTCGTTCACTTACGAACAGGTTAAAGGTTATGTTGGCCACAAACAACAAGGAGAAATGAATGCCATACGTTGATGCGATGTTTGATCGCGATCAAGATATTATTCGAGTAGTCGAACGTAAAGACGGAAAGAGAACTTTCCGTGAATATCAAGCAAAATACACTTTTTATTATGAAGATCAAAGAGGCAAGTACAAAAGTATGTACGGTGATCCTCTAAGTCGTATTGTGTGTAAAAACACAAAAGACTTCCGCAAAGAAGTTGCTATTAACAAGGGTAAGAACTTGTTTGAAAGTGACATTAATCCTATATTCCAATGTTTAAGTGAGAATTATCTTAATCAAGATGCTCCTAAACTAAACATTGCTTTCTTTGATATTGAGACAGACTTTGATCCAGAGAAAGGATTTGCTGATCCTGCAGATCCGTTTATGCCTATTACAAGTATCTCTGTGTATTTGCAGTGGCTAGAAACAATGGTATGTTTGGCAGTTCCGCCTAAGACACTTACAATGGAACAAGCTGAAAAAGAACTAGAAGGCATTGACAATGTAATGCTGTTTGAACGTGAAGGTGATATGATTGACACGTTCTTAACACTAATTGAAGATGCTGATATTTTATCAGGTTGGAACAGTGAGGGATATGATATTCCGTATACTGTAAACAGAACTATGCGTGTACTAAGCAAAGACGACACAAGACGTTTTTGTTTGTGGGGGCAATTGCCTAAGAAACGTGAATATGAAAAGTATGGGAAGCAAGCAGTTACATTTGATTTAGTAGGTCGTGTACATTTAGACAGTTTAGAACTGTATCGTAAGTATACATATGAAGAACGTCACACATATCGATTAGATGCTATTGGTGAAATTGAAGTTGGTGAAAACAAAGTGCCATATGAAGGTACACTTGATCAATTATACAACAACGACTTCCGTAAGTTTATTGAATATAACATTCAAGATACTGCACTACTTGACAAACTAGACAAGAAGCTACGCTTTATTGATCTTAGTAATTCAATTGCACATGAAAACACTGTATTACTACAGACTACTATGGGTGCTGTTGCTGTTACAGAGCAAGGTATTGTTAACGAAGCACACAATAGAGGACTTCAAGTTCCTAATAGACCAAAGCGCGACGATAGTGAAAGCACACAGGCTGCTGGTGCATATGTTGCGTTTCCTAAGAAAGGCTTGCACAAGTGGATTGCTAGTATGGACTTAAACAGTCTGTATCCAAGTGTGATTCGTGCATTAAATATGGCTCCAGAAACTATTATTGGACAAATACGTCCTGAGATTAGTGAAGCCCGTGTGCATGAAGATATGACACTAAAGAAAAAGTCTTTTGCAGGCAGTTGGGAAGGACGCTTTAGTACAGAAGAATACGAAGCAGTTATGGCGCAACGCAAAGATATTGCACTTACAGTTGACTGGGAAGACGGCCGAACAGACGTACTAAGCGGTGCAGAGATATTTCAACTTATATTTGACAGTCAAATGCCTTGGATGCTTAGTGCTAATGGTACAATCTTTACAACAGAGTTTGAAGGTGTTATTCCAGGTATCTTAACACGTTGGTATGCAGAACGTAAAGAACTGCAAAAGAAACTAAAAAAAGCAAAAGATGCAAATCTTGATGCAGAAATTGAATATTGGGATAAAAGACAACTTGTTAAAAAAATTAATCTTAATAGCTTGTACGGCGCTATTCTCAATCCTGGGTGTCGTTTTTATGATAAGCGTATTGGTCAGTCTACTACACTAACAGGTCGTAGTATTGTTAAGCATATGAGTGCTGAAGTAAACAACTGCATTACAGGCGAATATGATCACGTAGGCAAAGCAATGATCTATGGTGATACTGATTCTTGTTACTTTAGTGCTTGGCCGTTGCTCAAAGATGATGTAGATGCTGGCAAACTAGAATGGTCTAAAGAAAAGTGTATTGCACTGATGGATCAAGTATGTGAGCAAGCAAATACAACATTTCCAGACTTTATGATGCAAGCATTTCATTGTCCAAAGTCACGTAGCGATGTTATTGCGGCAGGTAGAGAAATTATTGCACAATCTGGTTTGTATATTACTAAGAAGCGTTATGCGGCACTAGTAATTGACAATGAAGGTTTTAGAACTGACATTGACGGCAAAGCAGGTAAAGTAAAAGCAATGGGCTTAGACTTGCGTAGATCAGATACGCCTGTGTTTATGCAAGACTTTTTGAAAGAGCTATTACTAATGGTGCTTACTGATGTTCCGCAGGAAGATGTGCTCGAACGTATTACAGAGTTCCGCAAGGAATTTAGTGAACGTCCTGGTTGGGAAAAAGGTTCACCCAAACGTGCAAACAAAATTGGACACTATCAGCGTCTTGAGCAAAAGCAAGGCAAAGCAAACATGCCTGGGCACGTAAGAGCAAGCATCAACTGGAATACATTGAAGCGTATGAACGGTGATAAATATTCTCAAGAAATTGTAGATGGTATGAAAGTTATTGTTTGTAAACTAAAACAGAATCCGCTAGGCTATACTAGTGTAGCATATCCAACAGATGAGCTGCGTATTCCAGAGTGGTTTAAAGAATTGCCATTTGACGATGCGGCTATGGCGGAAACTATTATTGACAACAAATTAGATAATTTGATTGGTGTGCTTAACTATCCACTAGAAGATACTAAGCGTCACAATACATTTAGTAGTTTGTTTGACTTTGGAGATTGATATGAGCGATCAGTCACTTGAAACTGAACTTGATGTAGAAACTGTTGATAGATATAAAGATAGTACAATGTCTAAAGCAGGCAAGTTGGCTATGGAACTTAATATTGAACGCAAAAGACTCAAAGAGGAACTTGCGCAGGTACAAGCAGAAGTAGAGGATCTTACTCCTACTACGCCAACTGGTACACTTGATTGGTACGTTAAATGGGCTAGTATGATACTAGCAGTATTGGGTGTATTTGCACTCAGTGCAGGATGGACACTCTACGGACAAACACTATATGTCCTTAGCTCATGCGGTTGGGTATTTGTTGGTATGACGTGGGGTGATAGAGCAATTATGATAGGATCAGCTATTAGTGGCACAGCAGTTGCTATGAATTTGGTCCAAGGATTACAAATATGAAGATTAAATTAGAAATAGAATTGGATACGGAAAGAGACAGCGAAGAAATACAATCTTTGTTAGATATTATTGAAAGCATAAGATACAAGGAGGAAGATGAATGCGAGTAGGGTTCACTTGTAGTACATTTGATTTACTTCACGCAGGACATGTACAAATGTTGCGTGAAGCAAAAGAACAATGTGATTATCTTATCTGTGGATTACAAGTTGATCCAAGTGTAGATAGAGCAGAAAAGAACGCTCCTATACAAACTGTTGTTGAGCGTTACACACAACTCAAAGCAATAGCATATGTAGATGAAATTATTCCATACGGTACTGAAGCAGACCTAGAAGATATCTTGACAATGTATCAAATAGATGTTAGAATATTAGGTGAAGAGTATCGTGAAAAGGATTTTACGGGCAAGGATATTTGCAAGAAGCGGGGTATCCAGCTACACTTCAACAAAAGAGATCACCGCTTCTCGTCCAGTGATTTGCGTAATCGTATAGCAGAAAGAGAACGCACATGAAAAAAGAAGCAATTAATAGATTTGTATTTGACGTCGACGGTACACTAACCCCTAGCAGAAGCAAAATAGATAAAAGATTCCAAGAGTTTTTTCTAACATTTTGTAAATCAAATAACGTCTATCTTGTTACAGGCAGCGATTATGCAAAAACAGTAGAACAAGTAGGCAATGACATAGTAATGGCTGTAAAGAGACTATATAATTGTTCAGGTAACGATATATATGAAAAAGGCCAAAATATAAAAACAAGTGAATGGTCACTTCCAGATTTAGCAAAAGCATTTTTAATTAATTGCGAGTATGAAAGCGAATTTACTATACGTACAGGCAATCACATTGAAGCACGGCCAGGTATGGTTAACTTTAGTGTTGTAGGACGCAATGCAACTATAGAACAACGTGCGAAGTATGTAGCATACGATACATTTGAAAACGAACGTGAAACAATTGCAACTGCATTTAACACAATGTTTCCAGACTTACAAGCAACAATTGGTGGAGAAACAGGAATAGACATTGCGCCAAAAGGTGCAGACAAAAGTCAGATTATTACAGACTTTAACAAAGATGATAGAATCTATTTCTTTGGCGATGCTATGTTTGAAGGCGGTAATGATTATTCACTTTCAAAACTAGTCAGCCATCCAAGGGCTGTAACAAGCTGGAAGCAAACTTGGGAATACTTAACGTGGTTCCAAGAGCAAAGGATTGCAAACTAATGCGTATTTTACTTACAGGACATTTAGGATTTATTGGTACTGCACTCGGCAATCGATTGTTGAATAAGAAGTACGAAGTAATTGGTATTGATTCAAAGAACGGTAAAGAACAAGATTTACTTAACATTGCACAGTGGCCAAAGAATATTGATCTTGTTATACACCTTGCAGGTAAAAGTGGTGTACGTGAAAGTTTAACTGATCCTGCAGGATATTGGTTTAACAATGTAGAAGCAAGTAAGCGTTTATTTGAAGCATACGCAGATACACGTATACTGTACGCAAGTTCTTCTAGTGCATATGAGCCTGACTTAAATCCTTATGCGGCATCAAAATATGTATTAGAAGAACTTGCAGAGCGTTATCCAGATACATTAGGTATGCGTTTTCATACAGTTTACTCAGACATTTGTCCAAGAGAAAATATGTTTTTCAACAAGTTACGTAACGGCACATTAGACTATGTAACAAGGCATTACAGAGATTTTATACATGTACAAGATGTATGTGATGCTGTTGAATTATTAATCAATAGTACATATATAAAAGGTACAATTGATATCGGTACGGGAAATCCTGTTAGGATCCGAGACTTAGCACCAAACTTACCAGTTCGTCTAAATACCCCGGGAGAGCGTGAATTTACTTGCGCCAATACAGAAAAAATGTCAGCTCTAGGCTTTAAACCTAAATACTCGGTAGAAAAGTTCTTGACAAATGGCAATAAAGGCAATATAATTAACTTATTCGATGGAGAAACAATAACATGAAAGATATCTTACAAGACGTAGTAGCACATACTCACGCACTAGGCTTCTTGAGCTTAGTTAAAGTAACAGGTGGTAGTGACACTGTCATCGACTCGATGGCAGAAGATCGAAGTGTGATTCTTAACGCAACTTCGCAACACAGTGTAGCTGACGGTACATTTGGTATGCCTAACTTAGATAAGTTAGCACTACACTTAAAAAATCCTGAATACAAAGAAAATGCAAAAATTGATGTTGTAAAAGCAGATCGTAACGGTGAAACTATTCCAACACACATTCACTTTGAAAATGCAGCAGGTGACTTTGAAAATGATTATCGCTTTATGAATAAAGCAATCATTGAAGAAAAACTTAAAACTGTTAAATTCAAAGGTGCGGCTTGGAATGTAGAAATTGCTCCAACACAGGCAGCAATTGCACGTATGAAATTAATGAGTGCGGCACATTCTGAAGAGCCTACATTTAATGTAACAACTAAAGACAGTAACTTAATCTTTAGCTTTGGTGATGCAAGTACACATGCTGGCGAGTTTGTATTCCAACACAGCGTAGAAGGTGCATTACAGCACACATGGAGTTGGCCAGTAGCACAAGTACAAAGCATTTTGAGTTTAGACGGCGACTTAACTATGAGTATTAGTGATCAAGGTGCAATGAAAATTACAGTAGACAGTGGCATTGCAACATACGATTACATTCTTCCAGCGCAGAGCAAGTAATTGATGAATAAGGATTTAACTGCCGCACAAAATGATTATGCACACTTTCTTCCTGCGCTAAGTGGCTTCTATGCAACTTATGTAGGTAAACAGCGGTATGATGAATATGTCGACAAAGCTCGTATTCCTAGTAACTTTGCTAACGGTGTTGAAACATTAAACTATCTCAATAAAAATGAAGGAGCGTTTCAATATAAATGGACGCTCTATTCTGCAGGACATGCTGACTTAGATACAACTAAACATGTACCTAAAGAAGATATGGTGCGTAACAGAGATAGAGAAAACACTTGGTTACTAGGTGACTCAGGTGGCTTCCAAATTGGTAAAGGTGTTTGGGAAGGCGATTGGAAAGATCCTAATTGTCCTAAAGCACAAAAGAAAAGAGATGGTGTATTGCGTTGGATGGACGCTTACATGGACTACGGAATGATACTTGATATTCCGGCCTGGGTAGCACGTTCGCCAGCTGGTGCAAAAGCAACAGGCATTTCAACATACGCAGAAGCAGTTAAAGCAACACGCATCAATAATGATTACTTTATGAAACATCGTACAGGTGCTTGTAAGTTCCTAAACGTTCTACAAGGTGAGAATCACGCAGACGCAGATGACTGGTACGAGCAGATGAAAGACTACTGCGATCCAGTTAAGTATCCTGACACACATTTTAATGGATGGTCTATGGGTGGTCAGAACATGTGCGATGTGCATTTGGTTCTTAAACGCATTGTTACACTACACTACGATGGACTACTACAAAGCGGTGTACACGATGTAATGCACTTCTTAGGTACTAGTAAATTAGAGTGGGCTTGTTTGTTAACAGACTTACAACGTGCTATACGCAAGTACTATAACCCTACTATGATGCTTACATTTGATTGTGCTTCGCCTTTCTTAGCAACCGCTAATGGACAAGTATACATTCAAAATGAAACGCCTGATAGAGGCAAGTGGACATATAGAATGGTTCCTAGTGTAGACGAACTAAAGTATGCAAGTGACACACGTTCTTTTAAAGATGCAACTACACAAGATGGTATCTTTCCTAACTTCGAAGATAGTCCACTTACTGACGGTTTGTTAGTAAACGATATCTGTACATACAAAAAAGGTGATCGCAATAAGATTGGTGTACCTAAAGTAAGTGCAGGGGAAGTTGAACTAGATAAAAACGATAATCCTGTATTAGATGCAAGCGGTAATCAAATTGTACGCAAGAAAGACTCTACAAGCTGGGATAGCTTTAGTTATGCTATACAAATGGGTCACAACGTATGGAGTCACGTAAACGCTGTACAAGAAGCTAATAGACAGTATGACGCTGGTGTAATTCCAAATATGTTAGTGCAAGAAAAGTTTGACAGAATTACATTTAGAGATGTTGTAGAAGAAATATTTTCAAAGACAACAAAAGAAGAGTCGTTAGCAGTTATTGATGAGTATTCAAAGTTTTGGATGGCAATTCCAGGTACTAGGGGTGCTATTGGTAAAAAGACTGTAAACAGTTCTACATTCTTTGATGCACTATTTGATGTAGAAGAAACTGTTGAATCTGTTGACGAATTAGATGAAACTAAGTTGGAGGAACTAGAGGATGAGCAATTATGAATCTACTGAAGATAAACTTAGAGCTCATTATGCAGAATTAGAACGTAAGCATAAAGAACTTGACACAGAGCTCGAAGTAAAGTATAATAATATAACAGTAACAGATGAAGTTAGGCGTATGAAAACTATGAAGCTCTATCTAAAAGATGAAATGCACAGAATTAATTCTTACTTAGTACAAAAAGGTTTAGAATGAAACCTAATAAAAATCTTGAAAAACTTAGGACTGCTTTAAAAGAGGCGGGTTTAGATTATGTAGTTACTCGTTCAGACAGTGCAGTTGCTCATGTTAATATTTGGATAAAAGAAGATAAAGATGAAACGTGATTATGACACAGGCGTAAAAGATAACGTAGAGTTCTTTGTAGGTACAGAAGTTGAAAAGACTCCTGCTTACGGAATGAAAACATTATTTGTTACAGGCATACATTCTTATATAACAATTAAACAGCACATTGCAAACGAACAGGTAGAACATGTGTTCTTTGGTGCTAACCACAGTTATAATCCTGAACTAGCAGAAGACTTTGAAGAATGGGAAGCAATGGTACTTCCGCTTGTCAAAGAAGGTATTCTATGTAGTTTAGACATTCCAAGTACAATTAATATGGAATGGTTCTTAGACGGTGGACTAACTGAGTATGATAACTTCATTCCACAAATACGTGTTGTAGTACCTTATGTTGCACAGTGGAACTATAACACAATGGTTAAGATTGATGACAAAGGCTTTAAAGAAAGTAATCCAGGCGTTTGGTGTCATAGCTTACATGATCTAATGGATCGTGATAAATTTACAGATTGGTCTAAATACGGAAAAGATAAGGTACTATAATGGTACAAGTTTACGACAATTGTATTCCCTTAGAATTACAGAATCAACTCTTTGATAAATTGTTGCGTAAAGCATTTTCTTGGTTCTATCAGTCTGATATGAATCATAATCCAGATACAAATAGTATTGACTATGTTGAAAGACCAGGATTCGTTAATACCATCTATCAAGAAGGTTGGGAAATACCAAATCCGTACTTTGATGTTTTAACAACTAATCAACAATTCTTTGTTGAGCCTTCAAAAGTATTACAAATAAAAGCCACACTATTACCACAAACTAATCTAAAAGTTTTACAAGACGACGAACATGTAGATATGACAAGACCTCATATGACTGCAATTTATTATGTATGTGATAGTGACGGTGATACTATTATATACGATAGAATGTATGATGACCCAGGTAGTATGTGGACTGAAGTTCAAGCAACAGTTACTCCTAAAAAAGGAAGACTAGTGTTATTCGACGGGAAATTTTTACATGCTTCTACAAGACCAACTACTGGTACAAAGTGTACTATTAGTTTTAATTTCCTGCCATAAAAATGTTGACAACTTTTAATAATGAAAGTATACTAATAATATGCAAGAAAGATATTACGCATACATGCAACGCAGAATGAGAGAAGAGGATAGAATGGATAACGCAGAACGCAGTATTTGGGTAACTTTTAATAAAGAAGGTGTACATATGTACCCTGGCGCAGATACTGATCCTAAACTAGCAACTGGCGATTGGGATGATGTATCATTCCTTGGTATTCCACATCGTCATATTTTCCACTTTAAAGTTCGCATCGAAGTGTTTCATAACGATCGCGATATTGAGTTTATCCAGTTTAAACGCTGGATGGAACGGTTGTACGCTGAAGTAGATAGTTCTACAGCAGTACTACAACTAAATCATAAGTCATGTGAAATGATTGCAGATGACTTGTACTTAGAAATATCTCGCAAATATCCAGGCCGGTTTGTAGAGATTAGTGTCGCTGAAGACAATGAAAACGGCTGTTCTATTTTTTACCCTAAGTCATAATAAGAGGAATCAATCCAATGACTATTAAAAACCCAACTGTAAACAAGATCTTTAATGACTTGGATACATATCGTAACTATTGCCGTTCCGAAGGGAAAGTGTTCAACGAGGCAGCACTTTATAAAAAAGATGATCCTAACTGGATTGCCTATCAAAAGTACCAAGGTTGGTTGCGAGCTAAAGCACGTAATCAAAATCGCAACAGGAGAACCTAATGACAATTCATATTGTAGACATTGAAGCTGTAGATACTCGATACACTAAACAGTGGAAGGATTATTTGCCTCGGCAACTTCAACGTGCTACAAATGAAAATGTTGTTGTTATCAGCGGCGGAGAAACACCTCAGGCTACAACGCCTGGGGCTTTCTTAAACTTTGGTGGCACTAACGTTTATAAATCAAAACAATTAGAACAAATTGGTGAAATGTTCTGTAAGGGAGAAGTTAATGATGGAGATTATTTCTTATATACGGATGCGTGGAACCCAACTGTTATCCAGTTGCGTTACATGGCTGAACTCCTTGGGGTCGACATTAGAGTCGGCGGTCTTTGGCATGCTGGTAGTTATGATCCTCATGATTTCCTTGGTAGGCTAATAGGCGATAAACCTTGGGTAAGACATGCTGAACGTAGCATGTATGAATGCTTTGATGATAACTATTATGCTACAGACTTTCACATTGATATGTTTACAGACACTATTTTAGAAAAAGAAAATAATGATCACTGGACAACACAAGAAGCATTAGATTTTGATGATAAAGTACATCGTGTAGGTTGGCCTATGGAGTATCTAAAAGGTAGTTTAGATGGTTACAAGGGTATGGAAAAGCGAGACTTGATCTTGTTCCCACATCGTGTTGCTCCTGAGAAACAAGTTGATATCTTTAGAGATCTTCAAACACGTTTGCCGCAATATGAATTTGTAGTATGTCAAGAACGTGAACTTACTAAAAATGAATACCATAATTTGTTAGGTGAAGCAAAGATTGTGTTTAGTGCTAACTTGCAAGAAACACTTGGCATTAGTTGGTACGAAGGTGCATTAGTAGATGCTATTCCTATGGTGCCAGACAGACTCAGCTACAGTGAAATGGCATTACCTGAGTTTGCATATCCTAGCAAGTGGACTGAAGACTACTCTGCATATGTAAAACACAGAGGCGAAGTTGTTGCAAAGATATGTGATTATATGGAAAACTATGATGACTATCTTGTAAGTTTAGACAAACAACGTACAAAGTTAAACAAAGAGTTTTTTAGCGGAGCAGCATTGTATGACACAATCCAAAGACGATAATGACATTGTAATACTTACAGGATCTAGTGATCCGTATACTATTACATTTGACGATAACATGGCAGGAACTACCTCAATATCTACTGATAGCTTAACAATTACAGATAGTGATTATACTTTTACTTTAGATGATACTATTAACATTGATAATATTATATCAGGATCAACTGTTAGTACAGGCTTTGGTACTGAATGGATAGATCATTTGCCTGCTATGAGTGTAGTGAAAGATATGTGTCAACATTATCCTGCACTTGAAAAAGCATTGGAAAATTTTAAAACTGTTTACAAAATGGTTGAACAAGATTATAAAGGGAACCATCAAGATAATGATCTTTTCTAAACTAATGGACAAACTTGGCAGGCGTAGAGTTATTACAGAACGTGATAGCGATGTGCCTTACCTAGTACGATATTATGTGTTTCTAAAGGACAGAAAGAACTTTCCTTTTAACATAACACTACACAAGGTTCTTGTAAGTGATGAACCTGTACTGCATGATCATCCTTGGAGTTATGCAACATTTATTATCAAAGGCGGCTATTGGGAAAATACTCCAGACGGGCGTTTTTGGAGAGGACCTGGACATTTCCGTTACCGTAAAGCAAATGATACACATTGGTTAGAACTTGACAAAGATGCAGACGGCAATGAAATTCCATGTTGGAGTTTGTTCTTTATGGGCCGTAAAGCAGGCGCTTGGGGTTTTTTAAAGAATGGTATTTGGATACACAATAAAGATTACTTAGCAAGGGGTGCTAAACATGATTAAGAAACATTATTATAGTTGGCAAGACGTAGAAAAGATGTGTGTACAAATTGTAAACCAGATGTATATTGATAACTGGCGTCCTGATTATATTGTAGGTATTACTAGAGGCGGAAATATTCCTGCTACTATTATTTCAAACATGACTGGTATTCGTTGCGAAGCACTTAAAGTTAGTCTACGTGACAGTGCTGAAGGCGAAGAAAGCGAATCTAACTGTTGGATGGCGGATAACGCATTTGGCATTGTTGCTGAAGAAGATAGACCAGTGTATAAAAGTCGCTGGGATCCTGCTATGCGTAAAAATATTTTGGTTGTAGACGATATTAACGATACTGGCGCTACTTTTAACTGGATTAAACAAGACTGGCAGAGCAGTTGTTTACCTAACGAAGAGAACGCTTGGGATACTGTGTGGGAAAATAATGTTCGTTTTGCTACCTTAACAAACAATGATGCAAGTGATTTTGACGATGTGCGTTATACTTGTCATGAAATTAACAAAGCAGAAGAAGATGTTTGGTTAGTGTATCCTTGGGAAAATATAGGAGAATATTAAATGGCACACGATAGAGAAGAACGATTAAGATATATTAAGGCACTTGAAGAAAGTGTTAATCGTAAAATAGAAGAACTAAAAGAAATGCAAGCAGCAAAAATTAAATATCAACATATGCAGGGCACTAAAGACAGCATTTATAGACAACAGCGATTAATTGCTAAAATTAAACGTGACATAGGAGTTGAATAATGGATACACTAGCCGAAGCGCAAAAAGACGGTAGAGCACCTTGGCAAGATGTTGAACTTAATACTCGTGAATATACTGTATTCAAAGACAAATATCCTGTTACAGAAGGACATTTGTTAGTTGTACCAAAAGAAAATAATTTAGAATCTATGTTAAAGTGTTTCCAATTTGCAATTGCAACAGGCGAAGCAAACGTAGTTTCTCAAAAGACTAACATCACTGGTTTTAACGTAGGAATGAACGTAGGAACAAGTGCAGGTCAAACGTGCATGTATCCACATGTACATTTAATATTTAGGCGTGATAAAGACACAGAAAATCCTACAGGAGGAGTTAGAAATGTTATACCTGAAAAAGGTAATTACAAATCTAATGATATTGACTGGGACAATCTTGCAGTTAAATCAGCAGGTTAAAATATTTTTTATACTTGACAAAAACCTAAATAACATGTATAATAAGATTATGTTATACATTATATCGGCAATCCACTGCCTAAACATCGGAGAATAAAATGAGCAAAGCAGAACAATTAAAAGCCCGTCTAGAAGATCTAGGCATTCGTCATTGGGCCGGCGACAATATTTCACAAGTATTGCAGAACGGCGATAAGGAAGAACTTATTGAAGATGCAACTACAGCATTTGAAGGTGTGCTTGATGCACTATTAATTGATCGACATACAGATCCTAACTCTAAAGGTACAGCAAAACGTCTTGCAAAAATGTACTTTAATGAGATTATGGCAGGTCGTTATGATCCTATGCCTAGTGCAACAGCATTTCCTAATGATTCGGATGATCGTTATGAAGGTATGCTAGTAGTACGTAGTGAACTAAAAAGCATGTGTTCACATCACCATCAGCCAGTAGCTGGTATTGCATACATTGGTATTATTGCCGCAGACAAACTGATTGGACTTAGCAAATACACACGTATTGCACAGTGGTGTGCTAGGCGCGGAACACTACAAGAAGAACTTGCAAATGATATTGCACGTGAGATTGCAAGTGCAACAGGTGCAGAACACTTAGGTGTGTATATTCAAGCAACACACGGCTGTTGTGAGAACCGTGGCATTATGGCACACAGTAGTTTAACACAAACTACAGTGCTACGTGGTGCGTTTAAAGATGATGCAGGCACAAAGAAAGAGTTCTTTGACAACATTAAACTACAACAGGAGTTTAGCTGCTAATGGAAGCGCCAGTATTTGAAAAAGGTTATCCTTCTTATGAAGCAGTTAACAGAAAGCCAGCTATGAAACTAAGATATTCAGAAGCATTTTATAGTGTACAAGGCGAAGGCAAGTTTGTAGGAGTACCCAGTGTATTCCTACGCACTTTTGGTTGCAACTTCCGTTGTATGAACTTTGGTGTAGATACTAAAAAGAATCGCACAGAGTTACATGCAGAAGGACAACGATACAATCAAGAAGTAAAAGATTTGATTGATGCAAAGGTACATGAAACAACTGAAAAGTTTGAAGACTTACCTATTATACACACAGGATGTGATACATATGCAAGTATCTATCCCGAGTTTAAACACTTTAATAGACAAGCAACTGTAGACGAAGTAGTTGAACATTTGCTTTCACTCACTCCTAACGGTAAGTGGGTGCAGGATAATGGACAGGATGTCCATTTAATCATGACTGGCGGTGAACCGTTGTTAGCGTGGCAACGGCTTTACATTGAGCTATTTGAACACCCACGTATGCAGGATTTAAAAAATGTTACATTTGAAACAAACACTACGCAACCTTTACACAGCGATTTCTACGATTATCTCACATCTCAAGACAGATTTGAAGTTACTTGGAGTTGTTCCCCAAAACTTAGCGTTAGCGGAGAACCTTGGGATACTGCTATACTCCCTGTTGTTGCTAGTCAGTATAACAGTGTTAACGGTAGTGACATGTATCTCAAGTTTGTTGTCGCTACTCAAGATGACTTTGCAGAAGTTGAAAAAGCTGTTAATGAGTATCAGAGTGCCGGAGTACAATGTCCGGTATACCTTATGCCGTTGGGCGGACGCAGTGAAGAATACGCCCTCAACGTTAAGGACGTGGCGGAAGCGTGTATGGAAAAAGGGTGGCGATTCACACCCAGACTCCACATATCCTTATTCGGAAATGCGTGGGGCACTTGATCAAGTGCAACAAGAAAGACTTGATAAAGCAATGAAAGCTCCAATTAAACAACCTATGAGCCCAGAAGAAATGAGGAGGAAAGGATTAATATGAAAAAGTTTTTAAAAGATATAACAGGTATTACAAAGAAAGAAAAAGAACTAGAAGAAAAAGAATTGAAAGTTCTTAAAAAGAGTGACCCTAAAGCATATCACACAAGGCGCAAAGAACCTTGGGTAAATGTACTTGACATGAAAGTAAACAAAGATAATATCCGAAACGGATTCTTTGAACTTGATTGGAACAAATATTTTATTCAAGAATTAATTCAAGCAGGTTATGGTGTAGATAATGATCCTGATGAAGAAATTGTTGACAGATGGTTTAGAGATATTGTACACGGTATGTTAGAAGAACAAGGACTAGACACTGATAGAGGTGCTGGTTATATTAATGTAACGCCTATTGAAAAAGGACGTAGCGAAGTATCATAATGCTTGACACAAGCCAGATCTGGTGCTATAATAGTACTATAAATTACACAAAGGCAAACTAATGGCAACTTACATTCTAGTAGACACAGCTAACACATTCTTCCGTGCCCGACATGTTGTACGTGGAGACCTAGATACTAAACTAGGTATGGCTCTACACATTACTCTTAACGGTGTTAAGAAAGCATGGACTGACTTTAATGCAGATCATGTTGTGTTTTGTTTAGAAGGTCGTAGCTGGCGCAAGGATTATTACGAACCTTACAAGCGCAATAGACAAGAGGCACGTGATGCACTAACTCCTGCACAAGCAGAAGAAGATACATTGTTTTGGGAAATCTTTGACGAGTTTAAAGACTTTGTTACTAACAAGACTAATTGTACTGTTATGCGTCATCCGCAATTAGAAGCAGATGATCTTATTGCAGGTTGGGTGCAAGCACACCCTAATGACAATCATGTTATTATTAGTACTGACGGTGACTTTGCACAACTTATTGCTCCTAACTGTAAACAGTACAATGGTATACAGAATGTTACTATTACGCACGAAGGTTACTTTGATGACAAAGGCAAGCCTGTTATAGATAAGAAAACTAAAGAGGCTAAGCCTGCGCCCGATCCTGCATTTATGTTGTTTGAGAAGTGTATGCGTGGCGACACTAGCGACAACGTGTTTAGTGCATATCCAGGTGTGCGTAAGAAAGGCACTAAGAACAAAGTAGGTCTTATTGAAGCATTTGAAGACAAAGGCACTAAAGGCTATAACTGGAATAATATGATGCTACAACGTTGGACAGATCATAACGGTGACGAGCATCGTGTACTTGATGATTACAATCGTAATGTAGTATTATGTGATTTAACTGCACAACCTACAGACATTAGAGAGATAATTAATAATACAATTGCCGAGAATGCAACACCTAAAGAAATATCACAAGTAGGCATGCGTCTTATGAAGTTTTGTGCTAAGTGGGATATGCAACGTATTGCAGATCAAGCGGCACAGTATGCAACACCATTACAAGCGAGATACCCTAAATGACATTAAAAGCAAAACCTGTATTAAAGGACAAATTTTGGATTGTTGAAAGTGATGGCGAGAAAGTCGGAACACTTAGTTGGAACGATGATCGCTATTTGTTTTCAAGTAATATAGAAACTTGCTTCTTTGATAATAAACGTCAAATGAAACAAAAGTTTGGTATGGAGTTTATCTTTAGTGATAAAGATGACGCAGAACCTGTTGAAACAAAGGCTGAATATAAAATACACAATTATCCTACAAGTGTAAAGCCTTACAATGAAATGTATGATGTACAACGTAAATTACCACTTTTTACTAAGAGTGCAAAATCAAAAAGTTTATACTGTGCAGGATACTATATTATACACTTTGACAAAGGTTGGGTAAAGAGCTTTTGCCCTAAACTAATTACTGTTGAACGTTATGAAACAAAAGGTCCGTTTAAAACAGAAATTGAAATGCGTCAGGAGTTAAGCCGTGCAGCCAATTAATACTTTGCCAATACAGCAATTTCTTACACAGGTTAAGAACGCTGATGCAAGCAAGGCAAGAGAAATCAAGATAAATATAGAGCAAGCAAAAAATCTTGCATTTACATTAGGCATAGTTATGTCTAGACTGCAAGGTGATTTAGAAAAACTTGTTGCTGAATCTAAAGTTAATAACGAAGAAGTAATTTCAGTAGAACTAAACGGCGGAAGTGATTGGAAATAAATGTTAGTACCATGGCGAGGTAATGAACTTAATAATTTTATAGCAGGATGGTATATAGATAATGATCTATGTAATGAAATTGTAGATTATTTTGAAAAAAACCCTGATCTTTTTATACATGACGAGTATGTATTCTGTGGTGTAACACCAATACATGCATTACCTCAAAATTTAGTAGAGGCTTATTCTAAACAAATGTTTACAGTAATTGAGCTGTACAAAGAAAAGTATAAGTTTAGTTATGAAGATCTTGTACCGTGGCATATGACTCCACCTATGTTTCACAAGTATTTGCCAGGGCAGTCGTTTTCAAGACCACATTGTGAAAATGATGGATCAACTGATCCCGAAGTTGAGCCTCGGCATCTTAGTTTAATGACTTACTTTTGCGATATCAAAGACGAAGGTGGAACCTATTTTTATAACCAAGATATAACTACTCCTTCTGAAAAAGGTTTAACAATACTCTTTCCTGCACATTGGACGCATAGGCACAGAGGCATGCCTGCTACAAACGATACCAAATATATTACTACATCGTTTGCTAAATTTGTAAGATAATAAAATACGTAGTTAACCTACAAAAGAGATAAATATATGCGTAGTTAATAATAAGGATACGCATATGAGTCGCCCCAAGCCAAATGTTCTTTTAGAACATATCAACAACAAAACTTATAAAAGTGAACAAGTATTAGAAGCCGAAGCTATTTGGGCAGTATTTTATAAAGACAAGCCTTTTAATTTAAAAAGTGCAAATGCTATTACTAACTACCCGGGTCCAAAATATAAGAAAGTAAGTTTTTCTAATCCTGGACATGCTCACAATCTAGCAAAAAAATTAAATGAAATGTTTAAAAGTGACGAATTTGCTGTTGTTAAACTCACTGCAGGTGAAGAAGTATCCGAATGAACTGGAAAGAAACGTATACCAAAGTCTTTCTAAGAGAGCTTGGTAAGAGTTCAAACGACATCAATGTAAAAGAATATTTGCCGTTATGGTGGCAAAATACACGAACAAAAGATGCAGGTGGACTGCGTCTTACTGAAGCAGGGTTTGATGTATTAACTGAAATTGATTTAGAAACATATGATATACCATACCCTAAAGAAATGCCAATGACTCCGCAAGTTGCTATCTTTTTAGATCAATTTATCGATTGTCCATACTATCTCACAAATAGAAGTATTGCTGTAACAGACCAAAAGAAAGCTGTTGAATTATCGTTATTTTCCGGTGATTTACGCAAATATGGCTTACAAAAAGCAATGTCTCGTCAAAAGAAAAACAAAGAAAATTCCTAAGTCATTGATTATTAACGATATCTTTTTTTAGAAAACGGTTGACTTTATAGTAATCCTTTGCTATACTATATACATAGTTAGAAATTAGCACTGACAACTTAAAGAGGAATACATCATGGAAGCAACAGCAACTCGTACAGTTACACCAAATGGCGCAAAAGGCGCAATTAGACATGCGCTTAAAAAGCAACGTCCAATCTTTTTGTGGGGACCTCCAGGCATTGGTAAGTCTGACATTGTTCGTCAAATTACTGACGGATTAGGTAACTCACACTTAATTGATATTCGCTTATCATTATGGGAGCCTACAGATATTAAAGGCATTCCGTACTTCGATAGTAATATTAATAAAATGGTTTGGGGAGCACCAGAAGAACTTCCTACAGAAGAATTTGCATCACAGTTCGACTATGTCGTATTGTTCTTAGATGAAATGAACTCGGCAGCGCCTAGTGTTCAAGCGGCAGCATACCAGTTAATTCTTAACCGTAAAGTAGGTAAATATCGTTTACCTGACAATGTTCTTATTGTTGCGGCAGGTAACCGTGAAGCTGACAAAGGTGTTACATACCGTATGCCTGCTCCGTTAGCTAACCGATTTATCCACTTAGAACTTGCTGTATCTTTTGACGATTGGTTCCAGTGGGCCGCTGATAACAAGATACACCAAGACGTATTAGGTTACATAACATTCAGCAAAAAGGATCTTTATGATTTTGATCCTAGATCATCTAGTCGTTCTTTTGCTACTCCGCGTAGCTGGGCATTTGTGTCCGAATTGTTAGATGACGGTGTTGACGAGAATACCACTACAGATCTTGTAGCTGGTGCAGTAGGCGAAGGTTTGGCTGTCAAATTTATGGCTCACCGCAAGGTAGCGTCGAGCATGCCTAACCCTACTGACATACTTGCAGGTAAAGTAAAGGAGATGCATCAGAAAGAAATCAGTGCTATGTATTCCTTAACTGTATCTCTTTGCTATGAATTGAAAGAAGCATCAGACAAAGGTGATAAAAAGTTTGATGACAAAGTCAATAACTTCCTGCAATTTGCAATGGATAACTTTGAAACTGAGCTAGTAGTTATGGGCATTAAGCTCGCTCTAACACAGTATCAGTTACCCATTGATCCAGACGAAGTGGCTTGTTTTGACGAGTTCCACGAACGTTTTGGAAAGTACATTAAGGCTGCTCAAACAGTCCATTAATGGCTAGGAGGACGGGTTCTTTGAGCTCGTTCTCCTTTTTTTTGGTTGACAAGTTCTGTAAATACGTGTATAATATACATATAAACTGAAATAAAGGACATAGCACAATGTTTAATCAAGACGTACTATATAGCGTAGAAGGCAAAAAACGCTGGCAACCCGACCCAGATATTACACCCGAAGCACTCGAAGAGATGCGTGTCGAAGTACTTGATCGTATTATTGTTGCTAGAATTGGCTTGCTATTGCGTCATCCATTCTTTGGTAATATGGCTACACGTTTGCGTATTGTAGAAGCTGATGAATGGTTAGGAACAGCCGCAGTAGACGGACGCAACCTTTATTTTAATACACAATTTTTTAACGCAATGTCAAACAAAGAAATTGAGTTTGTTATTGCACATGAAATACTACACTGTGTCTTTGATCACCTTCTAAGACGTGAAGATCGTGACGCAATGATATTTAATATTGCCGCTGACTACATTGTTAATAACTTACTAGTTAGAGATCGTATTGGTGAAATACCAAAACTAGTTGACTGCTTCCAAGACTTTAAATACGAAGGCTGGTCATCTGAAGAAGTATACGATGATATTTTTGAAAAGTACGATCAAGAACAGCTTGAGCAATTAGGCGAATTACTTGATGAGCATATTGACTGGGAAGGTGATGGTGACGAAGGTGACAGTGATGACGGCAAGCCTGGTCAAAAAGGTGGCAAGGGTGAAAACAAGCGTCCTTCATACTCCAAAGACGAACTTAAAAAGATACGTGACGAGATAAAAGAGAGTATGATTAATGCCGCACAGAGTGCTGGTGCTGGTAATACTCCTGCAGGTGTACAACGTATTATTAAAGAGCTAACAGAGCCAAAAATGAACTGGCGTCAACTGCTTCGTCAGCAAATACAATCAACTATTAAAAGCGACTTTACATTTACTCGTCCGTCACGTAAAGGACAAATGAGTGGTGCAATACTACCTGGCATGAGCTTTCAAGATACTATTGATATTTGTGTTAGTATTGATATGAGCGGCTCAATTGGAGACAAACAAGCTAAAGACTTTTTAAGTGAAGTTAACGGCATTATGGAAGAGTTTCAAGACTACCAAATTAAAGTATGGTGCTTTGATACTGAAGTATACAACGAAGCTGACTTTACGTCAGACAATGGTGAAAATATCGAAGACTATGAAGTAAAAGGCGGTGGCGGCACTGACTTTATGGCTAATTGGTCTTATATGAAAGAACACGGTATTGAGCCTAAAAAGTTTATCATGTTTACTGATGGTTATGCTTGGGATAGCTGGGGCGATCCAGACTACTGTGATACAATTTTTGTAGTTCACAGTAACCACGACAAAAATATTCAAGCGCCATTTGGTCAAACTGCACACTACGATTTATCGGCATAAAATGATAAAAGAAAAGAAAGTAAATCCGTTAGAAGTTTTTAATGTACGTAGGTTAAAACATCCTCCTACGTGCTTTGAATATATTGACGTTTCACTATCTTATAACTTAGAAGATTCTATTTGCAAATGGATTAAAGGTCATTTAAAAAATAGATTCTTTGTAGGTAAAAACATTATTCTTAATGATGATAATAAACTTACCCAAGTACTTACAATAGGTTTTGAGGACGGAAAAGACATGAGTTATTTCATGTTAGCGTGTCCACATTTGAAGTACAAATAAATAATATGCGCATATATACTATACAAGGAGATTATTATGAGCGATGAACAAACTACCGCTGAAGTAACAGAAGCACCAGATCAAGCAACTGCTGAAGCGGCACAGGCACCTGATTTAACTGTTACTGATTTACAAGCATTAAAAAGCATCATTGATGTTGCAAGTCAGCGTGGAGCATTTAAGCCAAATGAAATGATGACAGTTGGTCAAACTTACAACAAATTAGATGCATTTTTGGGTGCTGTAACAGCAAACCAGCAACCCCCACAAGGAGCATAATATGTTAAAGCATGTAGGACGAATGGTCCAAAATAAAAGAAGAATCGTAGTTGCATATAAAACTCTACCTAATGATGCTGATCATTGTGTAGTCGTAACTACAGAAAATTTAGAAGCAGCCGATCACGACTCGCTAATTAAGTTAGTAGAATCTCCAGCAGGTCAAGAAGCTGAAGATCTTGCTACAGTAATGGCTAGAACTAAATTATCAGACGGTAGCACTATGTTAGCTAGATTCCATAAAACAGGTAAAATGGTTAAAGTTAAAACATCTGATGTTGAAATGGTTCCTAATTCAAATTCAGCTATTTTGTTGTCTGATTTGAATGAAGTAATTGCACAACAAAAAGGTGTTAGCGTAGCAGACTTAGCAATGAAAGGTCCAGAAACATTAGCATCAGTGAGTGACGTACCAACTAGCGATACTAGCTCGTCTGACGTATTAGATGATGCTGCCTTAGCGGCTAAGTATAGATCAGACGCTGATCGTTTGTATAAAGAAGCAAAACAACTTAGAGAAATGGCTGAAGAATTAGTACCGACAAAGAAGAAGTCTAAAGCGAAGTCAACTCAAAGTGCCTAAACAAAGAGGAAAATTGCCACCAGAAGTTATTAAACAT